GACGGCATCCACTTAGCGATCATCGACGAGCCCGCGGCGATGGATGACGAGCTCTTGATCTACTTGATGGACGAGGTTGTCGGGCCGCAGTTGCTTGACCACGGCGGCCACTGGGTGATGACCGGAACGCCTCCCAAGATGCCGATCGGGCGCTGGGCGGAGGTCGTCGACGAGATCGCGAACGCCAAGCGCGAGAACGCCGACGCGCGTTGGAACCTCATCATGGGTTGGACGTACCACGACAACCCCGAACTCAAGGACCCCGAGCGCACGATCGACGCCGAGCTCGCCCGCATGGGCAAGACGCGCGACAGCGACACGTTTCTCAACGAGTACATGGCGCAGGTCGTTAGTAGCGACAGCGTGCGGCCGCTGCACTGGACCGCGGCCAACGACTATGACGAGCTGCCCGACACACCGCCGATTCTGAAGGTCACGGGCGTCGACATCGGCTGGACCGACGAAGACGCGATCGGGACGCTCTACGTGTGGCGGGGGGCGATCTATCTCGTCGAGGAGGAGATACAGGCGCGGCAGACCGATCCGCAGCTGGCGGCGAAGCTGCGAGAGAACCGGGCCGCCCACAACCCCGATATCCTGGTCGGCGACAGCGCGCAGGCGAAGTCGATCGCGAACCTGCAGGCCGAGAACCTACCGATCATCGGCGCGAAGAAGGGGCGCGGGTCGGTCGCGCTCGGCTTGAAGCAACTCGACGACCTGATGCGTGAGAAACGGTTCTTCGCGAAGCGTGCGTCACGGTTCGTTCGCGACTCGGCGATCATCCAGTGGAAGCAGCCGGGGAAGTCGCTGAAGGAGAAACCTCACAGCAACATCATCCCGGCCGTGCGGTATGCCCTCGACGAGGTCCCTCCGCAGTACCTGCTCCCGCCGCCGCCCGCGAAGGCGCCGACGATCTTCGATGACCCCGTGCTCAAGGGGATGATGGTGGATCCGAATGCGGACAGGCCAAATTACGGCTAGATTGGAGGCGTGACGATGTGGGAACCGATGAAGGTCGAGCGATTCAAGGATGGTGTCGAAGCATTTCTGATGCTCCTCCACGACAACACCGCGCAAATCCACGTCATGAAAGGACTGCGGCACGCAGTTGCGACGATCGAATCGCCCTACACCGCGAAGACATGCGATGAAGCTATGCGGCGCGCGGTGTCGCAACTGGAACGGAATTGCGCCGAGGGGCCGAAGGTCGGGGACATGATCACGAAGATCGATCGCGCGACTGGCGAGTTTTGGTGCAACGGCAGTCTAGGACCATTCAAGCTGGAGGCGTGACCATGCACTGCGCCGGGACGAAAGACTGCCGCGCCGTGGAGCACACCGTGGGATGTGAGCGCTTGCCGGCGCTCGCGGTGACCTATCCATCTGAAGGCGCTCCCCTTCCGTCGTACTTGCGCACGCACACGCCACGGCCGTCCGTGCCGACGAAGAAAGAGATCGAGATCGCGCGCATCGTCGCGCGCGTTGACTTCGAGCGCTGTCGTATCCATGACGCCGCAACGCTCACGGCGCTCGTGTGCGAGGCTTACGAAGCTGGCCAGCGCGATCCGCTGCCTCTGCCGCCAGGACCATACGAAAACCGACTGTAGGAGGAAACGATGCCGCTCATGAAAGGCAAGTCCAAGGCCGCGTTCAGCCAGAACGTCAAGACCGAGATGGCGGCCGGCAAGCCGCAGAAGCAAGCCGTGGCCATCGCGTACTCCGAGGCCGGCGAGAAACGGAAGCGCAAGATCGGGCTGGCGAACGCGCTGCGGGGGAAGCGATGATAGAGCCGCCGAAGATCATCCAGTGCCCTTCGTGCGACTGGCACGTTGAGCAGCCATTTGCGTCAGAGTTGACGAATCAGTTCAACCTCGACGCGCTGACGGGCCACCAGCAGCGCGTTCACGTTGAGGAGCGCTACGGATCGCCATCGCTCGAGGAGATCATGCGCGTCGAGCGTCCGTTCAAGGAAGAGGCGATGCGCGCCGCGTTCTACGTCGGTTGGCTGGCCGGAATGAGATGATCCGCCCTCCCGCCCTCCGCCCGCTCCGTTGCCTCGGCTGCCTGCCCGTGAGCCTTCGCCATGGACGACGACCTCGGTGACCTCGACGACCCGACCGACGTTGACGGGCCGCCCGTCGCGCCCGACATCACCCGCGAGTACGACTGGCTGGCCGTGTTCAATAAAGGCGTCACCGCGGGGCGGCAGGACGTGATCCAGGCGTTGCGCTCGGTTCTCGGCGCGAGCCCGCTGGCGGAGGACGTCGAACTGCGGGTGTTGGCGCGGCTGGCCGATCCGAAGGAGGCGCGGTGAGCGACGACGTCTGCGAGTGCTGCGGTGCACCCGGCGAGAGCTATTACCCCTACGGGGTTTACTGCGACCCGTGCGGAGATACCATCGCGCACCCAACCGGCTACGGCTGGTGTTTCGTGCCCGACGACGCCCTCGACGGCCGCAAGCACAAGAACCACTGCACCGAAGAAGAGAAGGCGCGCATTCGCGCCGACTTCCCCGACAGTGGTTGACCCCCGCGTCATCCGGTTCCCCTTGACCTAACCGACAAGTCAAGCTTTACTTACTCAGCAAGCGCCACAGAGCGACCTCGGCGCCTCGGTCCTAGACGGTCTCGCGTGACCTCGTTCCAGGCGGTTCGCTCTGTCCGATTCGGTGTCCACGGGCCGCACGGCCCCCGAAGCATTCTGGCGTCAGGACCTCCAAGGCGAGGACCTGCGGCAGGCCGCGTTCAGCTTCGGCGACGGGCTCTGGAACAGCGAGCGCGAGAAGTCCCGCCGCACTGACTTCCTCGTCTACGGCTCGCAGTACATCGGCCGCCCGCTCACGTCGCTGGCCGACTTCGAGGAGCGCACCGAGGCGAACGCGCCGGGCTCGGTGACCGTCGGCAAGACCACGCGCAACCTGACGCGGACGCTCGTTGACACCGTCATGTCCCGCGTCGCCAAGAGCGAGACGCGCGTCCAGTACCTGACGAACGGCGGCAACGAAGGCGAGCAGGAGAAGTCCGAGGAGGCCACCGACGCCGCGAACGCGCTGATCGAGCAGACCGGCGGAGAGATCGAGCTGCGCAAGGCCGCGCTGCACGCGTGCGTGTTCGACCTCGGCATCGTCAAGGAGATCGATACGCCCGACGGCCCCGAATGCGAGCACGTGCCGAGCTGGGAGGTCATGTTCGACCCCGCCGATGCGCACCGCGGGAAGCCGTCGATTCGCGTGCACCGCTTCCCGGCGGACGTCGACGCGTTGATCGTCAAGTTCCTGGCGCCGGTCGAGGGCGAGACGCAGGAAGAGACCAACGCGCGCGAGGAGGCGATCCAGCGGCTCAAGAGCGGCAGCGGGACCGCGCTCGTCACGCCCGACCACACCTCGGACGACAACCACCGCGTCGTTTACGAGCTCTGGCGCGACCCAATCGGCAAGCGCCCGGGCCGGCACGTCGTGGTGACCGAGTCGGTTCTGCTGGCGAGCGAGATGGTTCCGGTCTCGACCATCAAGAAGAAGCCATTCACGTTCTTCGGCTTCTCCGAGCCCGTGATCGGCGCTTACCCGACCAGCGTCGCCGCCATCGGCTCGGAGCTCCAACTCGAGATCGACGGCATGAAGACGCGGCGCGGGCAGATCCTGCGCCTCTGCGCGGTCCCGCGCTACGTCATCACCGGGCCCGAAGGTGCGAACATCGACACCCAGGTTCGCGGCGGATCGGACGCCATCGGCGATCTGATCCACGTGCCGCCGGGCTCGACGATTCAGCCGCTCGACACCGGCGCCGGCGAGTCGCTGATCGCCCTCCGTCAGGAGGAAGAGGCGGCCTGGGCCAAAGGCTTCGAGATGGTCGGGGTGAACCCGAGCAACGCGACCGGGTCGCGCCCCAACGGCCTCAACAGCGCGCCCGCGCAGCGCGAATGGAACGAGATCGCGCAGGATCGCCTGTCCCTGTTCGCGCTTGGCTACCAGCAGGCGCACGTGGACCTCGCGACGCTGCTGCTCGATGGCGTGTCGGACATGCCCGACTACGAGATCAACGTCAAGACGTCGAACGGGCGGTTCTTGCGCAAGATCAAGGTCGCCGACCTGAAGCTCAACACGTCGGACATGGTGCTCGTGCGCTACCCGATTGGCGCGCTCCCGACGACGCCGACGGGCAAGCTCGCCGCGGCGGGCGATCTCCTCCAGATGGGCGGTCTCGACAAAGACGACTTCCTGCAGATCGTGCAGCTGCCCGACCTGAAGTCGAAGATCAACATGAAGGAGGCGAGTCGCGACGCGGTCGCCAAGCTCGTCTCGAAAATGATGAAGACGGCCGAGCCCATCGCGCCGCCCGAGTGTATCGAGCCCGTGAGCGCGCTCGAGTACGTGACCTGGAAGTGGCTCACCGGCGTGGCGACCGACCTCGACCAGCACCGGTTGGACTTGCTTCAGACCTGGATGGACACGCTCACGCAGCGGATCGGCGAGAAGAGCGCGCCGGTTGCCGGTGCCGCGCCCGGGCCGGCCATGGGCGCAGGCCGCGTCGGCGCGCAGGCCGTACCGCTGCAGGCCGCCGGGATCGCCCCGCTTCAGAACCACGAATTCGCTCCGCCGCCTGGCCCGATTGGCGGCCCGCAGTGACGTTCACCGACCTCAACGTCGAGATGAAGCGCCTCGGTGCGATCGCGGACCGCGCCGAGACCTTGCACGCCGTGGGTCCGTATGTGCGCGACGGCGGTCGCTGGCGGCGCCGGACCCATGAGGAGTGGGCGGGTCGGATGTTTTCGAAGCGGTGGATCGAACGCGTCTCGTTCGGAGACAGCGGATTCCTCGCGATGCTGAAAAAGAGAAACCCTGTCGCCCGCGAGGGCAGAGAAGAGACGCGATGACTTCGATCGAGACGCAGGACATGATCTATGAGATCCACCGGTTCGCGCGCGGCGAGGACGATGCCGCAGCCGACGAAACCCGCGACGCGCAGGAGGCCGAGCAGGACTTCAACGCCGCTGCGGCGCGCGCCGTCGGCCCCACCGAGGCGCAGCTGGTCGCCGAAATCAACGACTGGGCGAGGACCGCGTGAGCGAGCCCGTCGCCACCGAAGGCGCCGCCCCCGCCGACAACTCGATGCCGGTCGCCGAGCCCGTTGAGCTCGGGGGAACCGTCGACGACATCCGCGACGCGCTTGGCTTCGACCAGATCGAGGACCTCGCTCCCGACGAGCGCGCGGCGCCCGCCGACGAGGTCGCGGCCAAGCGCACCGAGAAGGCGAAGCCGGCAGCCGACACCTCCAAGGAGGACGAGATCGCCGACGTGAAGGCCATCGAGGCGCGCGGTAAGGCCCGGCGCGCGGCAAAGATGGCCGCCAGGCGTGAACGGGAAGCGGCCGTCGCGAAGGCCGCCCAGGCGAAGCCGGACGCACCCGCGGCGGCCGCCGCCAAGCCGGCCGAGACTGCGCCGGCGCGCGCCGCGACCCCGGTCGAGACCGCCGTCAAGGACGTCCTGGCCATGATCGGCAAGCTGGCCGGCGACGATGCCGAAGCTGCGGCGGCTGCCGGCGACAAGCCCGCGCCCGACACCGACGAACGCAAGGCGGCGCTGGCCGCCGTGAACGCGCGCCTCGACGAAATCAAGGCGAGCCTCGAGAAGACGACCGAGGGCGCGAAGAAGCTCGAGGAGATGCAGGCGCAGCTGAAGGCGCTCGAGAGCGACCGCGTCATCCGCCGCCACGCGCTGCAGGCGATCGACAAGGTCGCCGACGAGTTGCCGACGCTCACGGACGCCAAGGCGATCCGCGCGTTCAACAAGGAGCACGGCACGACCTATGCGGACGCCGCCGAGATGATCGGCGATGCGGCCGAGCGCTACTTCGAGAAGTTCAAACGGACACCCGACTTCGCCGAGTTGGCGAAGCGCATCGAGAGAAAACTGTCGGGGAACACCGCCCCAGAGAAGACCGCCGAGAAACCCAACCCCAAGAGCAAAACCGTATCTCGCAACGACAGCTCACCGCCCGCGGCCCGAACCGGTCCCGACGAACGGACGTTCGAGGAAGCGATGGAGGACTTCAATCGACGTTTCGGTTGATTGACAGTCGTTCGTAACGGCGGAGGGCCTCGCATCCAGGGGTTTCTCCAATGGCACAAGTATCAGCGGCAGCGCAGTTTGCCGACGTCCAGTACGAGCTCATGCGGCTCTACCGGACCAAGTCGGTCATCAACAACCTCGTCTTTCGCTACGACTCGTTCTTCGGGCAGCTCAAGAAGAAGCTGATCAAGGTCACCGGACAGGCGGACGTCATTTCGGTGATGTTCGAAGGCGCCGGCGTTCCGTCCAACACGCAGGGCACCTCGGGCATCGCGAACCCCTCGCAGGGCGCGCAGTTCCTGGTGACCCCGGTCCAGATGACCAACCTCGCGCAGCTCTCGGGCCTCGCGGCGGCTGGCGGCGCGAACGGCGCCGGCACCCTGGCCAACTCGTTGAAGAACGAGATCCAGGCTGCGATCATCAAGGTCGGTCGTCACGCTTCGATCCAGGCGTGGTCGGACGGCTTCCCGTCGGTCGGGCAGATCAACACGCCCGGCGCGAGCACCACGCTCACGCTGGTCGACCCGGACGACACCTCGAAGTACGCGATCGGCGACGTCCTGATCTTCGCGGCGACCCGCAACTCGGGCGCGGCGCGCGGAGCTCCCGACTCGCTGACCGTGAAGAAGATCCTGTCGTTCTCGGCAGGGACGCTGCTCGTCGACGCCAACACCAACACGGTCACCGGCATCACGAACAACGACTTCATTTTCTTCAAGAACCAGCGCGACCCGACCGGCGCGACGAAGATCGCCATCACCGGCGTCCAGGGCTGGCTGCAGAGCACGCCCGGCACGCTGTTCGGTGTCGACTGCACCGTTGATCCGCGTCTGAGCGGCATCTTCACCACGGCGTCGCTGTCGGACATCGAAGGCGCGTTCATCGACGGCATCGCGGCCCTGGCGCAGTTCTCGGCCAACGGCAGCGAAGGTCTCGCCTTCTACATGCACCCGAAGATGTGGGCGACGCTCGCGAAGGCGCTGCAGTCGAAGTCGATCGTCGTGATGCCGTACAAGACCACGCCCCGCAAGGGCGAGATCTCGTTCCAGGGCTGGCAGGTGTCGACGCCGAACGGAACCGCCGTCGTGTTCGCGCCGCAGTTCTGCCCGAAGAACGTGATCTTCGGTCTCATCCTCGACGACTGGAACCTCGTCTCGTGGGGCACTGAGTTCCCCGCGATCGTCCCAACCCAGATCGGCGCGGCGCCTGGCATTTTCCAGGACCCGACGACGGGCAACATCAGCTGCATGGTCGGCGGCTATCCGCAGATCGAGTGCGTGGCTCCCGGTCACCAACTGACCATCACCCTCAGCTAACTCTTCCGCCGGCTCGGGCGCTTGTACGGGCCCGGGCCGGCCGCATGAACCGAAAGCGAGAAGTCACATGGCAGTAGGATCACCGATCATCAGAATGCCGCGACGAGGGTCGCGGTGGTACACGGGCGAGTTCACCGGCGCCGTCGGCTCGATCTCGGGCGTGAAGTTTAAGGGCGAGGTTTCTGTCACGCGCACGGGCGCCGGCCTGTACACGTTTCAGTGCCTCGAAGGCGGCGCCGCCGCGCGGCCCGGCACCACATGCCGGATCGCGAAGTTCGCGTTCACGCCGGTCAACCTAACGAACACCGCGTTCGGGGGTTGGTTCTTCTGGCCGCTGGTCGACTCGTTGACCACGAACGGATCGTTCACAACGGAGGCGTTCGCGCTCGCCGGCACGGCCGCGGACATTCAAACGCTCATGAAGGTGGCGTTTCTCATCGAATTGGAGGCTGCGTAATGGCACTCCCGGGTAAGAAGGCGGACTTTCTCGACGACGTCGTCGACGAGATGGGACCGAGCGACAAGGGCGGCGACGATTCGTACGGCGCCAAGATGAGCGAGGACGACGGCGACGGGATGGACGATGAGTCCGACCCGGAGGAAGCGCAGCAAGACCGCGTGATGGCCGCGAAGCAGATCGGCAAGGCGATCGGAGCCCCTCCCGGCTTCGACGCGACCAAGCTCGCCGATGCGCTCAAGGCGTTCATCGAGAACTGCTGAGCAATGAGCACGACGTTCCGAAGCGTGTGGCAAGGGGCTGCGTTTCGCGCTGATCTCAGCGTGAACGGGATCGGTCCGCACGCTTCGGAACGGGTTACCGACCCCGAGTGGCGCACGCTGCTCAATAAGGCAGTACTGAGTGCATGGCGCATCGCCGCCGCCGCACGCCCCGACTTTCAGGTCACCTCGCAAGACTTCACGATCAACTCAGGCGGATCGGCATCATTCGCCGTGCCCGCGTGGTTCTTTGACGTCATCGACGTCGTATGGGGACCCGACACGGCCGCCGAGTATTCGCTCGGCCCCTTCGCCTGGCAGAACCGGCGATCGCCCGGCGGCTGGTTCCCCGCCAACTTCGGCGGCATCTACAACATCGGCGGCAGCAGCGCGCGCCTCATGGGCTCGAATATCTACATCGAGCCGAGTCTGCGCGCCGGCGGGACGTATCGGCTCTGGTTCTGTCCGTTGCCCAAGACGATCCGCGCCGATGCAACCGTCCGTCTCGCGACCACGGCGCCGCTTCCGACGTGCGTGGCGGCCGGTGGTCCCGGGTTGGGCAAGACGCTCACGGGTAGCTTCAACGGCGCGCTCAGCATCGACGGTGTGGCGGTCAACGCGAGCGACACGGTGCTCGTCGCCAATCAGGTCAACGCAGTCAACAACGGGATCTACTTCGTTGTGCAGCCGGGCGACGGTGCAACGCCGTTCATTCTCACGAGGCAGATCGTCACGGTCTCGACGGGAAACCTCGGCTTCATGGTCTACGTGTCGGCCGGCGCGACGAATGTTGACCTGTTCTTCGAGACCGTAAACCCCGCGACGACCACCGTCGACGTCACCACCTGGACGTGGGCCGAGGCGTTCATCGAACCGGCGCTCGATCAGTTCTCGGAGCTGCTCGAGTTGCTGACCGCGATCCCTGCCATGCAGCGGGACGACGACCTCGACCCGAAGCCGCTGATTCTGCGCGCGTTCGGCGCCGATGGTCAGAGCGGCCTCGCGGGTGAGCTCAAGGCGTACTTCCGCCAGACGCGGACGGGGAACGCGCCGTCGAAGATGGTCGACACCGACGCACGAGGCCCACGCAGTCCATGGAGCATTTGACGTGCAGATCAACTTCACGGCGCGCGGGACCGGCAATGCGGACCTCGATCGCATCGTCTCGGACGTCGCGACCGCGTTCAAGCGCATCGAGCGCGGCGGGGGGATCCCCCTCGGCTATGCGCCCCTCGACGAAAACGGGCTCATCGATCCCGCGTTCATCGGTGACGACGTGACGCTCTCGACGTTCATGGCCAGCGCGACGGCGGCCGCCGGCGTGGCCGCGACCGCGACGCTGCCGGCGGTCGTCGGCAAGACGCACGTGATCACCGCGATCCAGCTCGTGCGCGCATCGGCTGCGGCGGTCGCCGGCGGCGCCGTGCTCGTCACGACGTCGACGAACCTGCCCGGCAACCCATCTTGGTCGGCGGGCAACCTGATTGCCGCTGGTCAGACGATCGTCGATCTCGACTGGGAGCCCAAGTTCCCGCTGCGCGCTGCCGCGGCCAATACGGCGACCACCATCGTCATGCCCGCCGCCGGCGCCGGCGTGGTCAACCGGATCAACGTGAGTTACTACCTTGTTTGACGCGCTACTGACGGCAGGCGACGGACTGCCAATGCGTGGCGCCCGCGCCGCTGGCGGTCCACATCTCGGTTGGCGTCAGTTCCGAGACTCGCGAGAGCGATGTCGCTGGACCGTTCGCGCTCGAGGCGCTCGTGATCGTAAGTGTGAGGTACTGGCTGCTCGCGTCGTAGGTCCAGGTGCCGGCGTCGGTGGTGGGCGAAACATCGAACGTCTGACGCCAGCTGCCGTCGGGCATCAGGTCAAGCTCCTGGCCATCCGATCGCCAGCAGCCGACTGGGGACACCGTCTCCGCGATGGGCTCGGCGCCGCCGCAGCCAATGGTCACCAGGATCAGAGTCAAAAGAAGGTATCGCATGGTCGCTCCGTCCATCCGCTCCCTGGGTTGAAGCAGGCAGCGCCGGGAGCGCCAGCGCGCCGGGGGGTAATTACTCCCTCAGTTGCCTGCCAGAGAAGGATGCCGCGATCGGGCGCCGCCGTCAAGCGGGGGGCGCGCTATGGGTAGCCGCTCGCCGTTGTTCGTGCCGCTGGGCGCCGGCATCCGAACCGATCTCGCCGACAAGCTGCTCCCGCTCGGGAAGGATCTCGAGGTCGAGAACATGCAGTTCGACCAGGCAGGGGCGCTGGTCAAGCGGTTCGGTCACCTGGCGCAGTCGGTCTCGGTCCCGAGCCAGTCGACGACACTTCAGCCGATCTGGCAGCTCGCGACGCACAAGGGCGCGCGGGTCTCACTTTCATACCCGAGCGGACAGAACCCGATCGCGACGTACTCGTCAGCTGATGCCGGCTGGAACATTCCGTCCACAGCAAAGCACGGCCCAGTCCTCACGTCGCTTCAGAGGATCAATGCGAACGGAAACGCTCCACGGATCGCAAGCGGCGCCGGCTTCTACTTTCTGCTCTACAAAGATCTCCTCGTCTTCAATCAGATGCGGTTCGACATGGTCGACGTCACGACCGGTCACACCGTTTCTTCGCAAACCTTCGTCGTAGGCGGTGGCAGCGCGGTCGCCGCGTATGACGTCATCTTCTGCAACGGCTTCGCGGTGGCTGTTACATATGAGTCCACCGGCAATATCGTATTTCGAACCCTGACTCCTTCGACCAAGGCAATTACCACGACAACGTTCGTTGTGGGCGGCACAGGTTCGTCGGCAATGGACGTCACTCTGCGCGGAACGACGGCGATTAGTGTGGCGTTTATGAACGCGGCCATTCAGCTCGCCGGTGTCGATTTCACTCCGTCCACACTTACGACGTCGGCCATTGTCTATCACGACGCAACCGCGGCTTTAATTCCGCTCGATCTCGGCCACGTGGCATGGGTGAATGACTTTGGCGGCTCTGGCAAGGTTGCCCTTGCCACCGTCTCAAGCACGCAAGGGCTGCGTGTTCAGTGGGATTTCTCCATTGGCGCCACACGCACAGCTGCGACGACCTACGCCGTCGATGCATCGATCACGGCCAATGTCGCGCAGCTGGTCGCATACACGACCGACGTCAGCGCTACCGGATCGTTTGTGGTCCTGACTTCCATCACCGGTTCGCCGCTCGGGAACTACCTGACCCGCATTGCCTCGCGAAACGGAGGCGTGGTTCAGGCTCCGAATGTCCTATTCCGGTCGCTTGTGCTTCTCTCCAAGGCGTGGACGCAGAACAACGCGTTCTATGCTCTCTTTTCGTTCACCGGCGACGGTGGACAAGTGGCAGCAGGTAACAGCTATGTCATGCAGACCGGCACGCGCGCTAACGGTCAGCCTCCTCTTCCGTCGTACGAGGCAATCTTCGGGGTAGGCAACACCGGAAACACCGATCAGACCGGGTTGACGCTTAATTCTGGTCTTACGTCGGTGGTATCAACGTCTTCATCGACGTTTGTGGCGGCCGTATCGTTCTTGAATCGGATCGGCGCGACCGCTTCCGGTAGCTTCACATCCACGACTATCGGAATCGAAGTCGTTACGATCAATCACACACAGCCGACGTCGGCTCCGGTCACTGGAACGCCAGTGGAAATCGGAAACACTCTGGTCGTGCCGGGGGGAGCGATCGGTCAGTTCGACGGGATTGGCTATGGCGAGATGGGATTTGCCTATTCGCCATTCGGCGCGACCCTGGCGTCGGGCGCCGGGGGGGCGATGACACCCTCTGCCACCTATTGGTACGTCTTCGTATTCGCTCGCCCCGATGGACAGGGGCGCTACTGGCGAAGTGGAGTCAGCATTCCGATCTCCGTGACCCTCGGCGGCGGTGACGGCCGCGTCACCATCGGCGTTCCGACCCTCCGAGTTACGGGATGGGGAACTACCGTCACCGAAATCTACCGAGGCGCGGCGAACGACGAGGCTCTGTTCCAGAAGGTTGGACAGGTCAACAACGATGTGACGGTTGATTCGATCAACTTCGTCGATACGTTTTCAGACACTCAGATCGCGCAGGGCGAGGAGGTCTACACCGGCCAGAACGACAACGCGATCTTGAACAATGACACGATTCCAGGATCGTCCTTCGTGTTCGTCTGGCAGAACCGCGTTTGGTTCATATCGGCCGACGACCCAACCGAGCTCTGGTTCTCGAACGTCATCAGCCCCGGCAACGGTTGGCGCTTCAACGCGCAGAACATCGTCCGCCTTTCCGACGCGCATGGCCCGACCTATGCGGCCGGCGTCATGGACGACAAGATCGTCGCGATCAAAGCCGACGCGGTCTACTCGTGGAACGGCGACGGGCCAGACGATGCCGGCAATGGCGGCTATGCGCCGCCGCTGGTCGTCGCGCTCGGGATCGGATCGACGAACCCGCGCTCAGTTGTCTCATCGAAGGATGGCGTCTTTTTCGACAGCACATCGAACCGCCCCGGTATCCAGATGATCGACCACGGGCTCAACGTGGCGAGCGCGCCAGATGGCAGCGCGTTTGCGGGCGCGGTCCAACGCTATGCGACCGAGCAGATCATGTCGGCGATCCTCGTGCCCGAGCAGTCCCAGGTGCGTTTCTACTGCCTGTCGGGCCGCGTGCTGGTTTACGACATGATCAGCAAGAACTGGACGACGTTCCTGCTCAACCTCGGCGGCGCGCATGCGATCTCGGCGATTGCGACGAATGGCGGCGCGCTCATCGCCACCGACGCGCCGGAGATTTGGCTCGAGGATACAGCGGGCGCGACCTACACGGATGCGGGTCGGACGTTTGGCGAGCGGCTAGCGTCTCCATGGATCGCTGTCGGTGGCGTGAACGGCTTCGAACGAGTGATCCAGATGATCGGCTCGGGCAAGACGATCGGTGACCACACGCTCACCGTTCAGAAGCTCCACAACTACGACGACAACACGATCGTCGAGACTCGCACATTCGCCGAGACGGTCGCGAGCACGCCGCTTTGGAACTGGCAGTGGAATCGCCCGCGTGTCGCGCGCATGTCGGCGCTCAAGCTGATTCTGTCCGAGAACTCGACGACCGCCGGATTCAAGACCGAGGGTGTGTCGCTTCTGATGGGCCTGCGCGATGGCCTCAATCGTCAACCAACCACCACGCGAGGTCCGTAAGACATGGCCACTCCTCCGCCTGGCGCACCTCCCGCAGCCCCGCCCGCGGGAGCGCCGCCGGCCGCGTCGAACACGATCAGTATCCCCGGGATCGGACCGGCGACGCAGCAGCCAGACGGTACCTACGTCGTTACGAGCGGACCTGCGGCTGGCGTCAAGATCGGCGCAGACGGGCGCGTCGACTCGCAGTCGCTCGCCAACGTCCAGGCGATCGCGAAGGCGCAATCCCAGCCCGGGGGACTTACGACGCAGGGCCTTACCTATTTTCCAAACCCAGACGGAACTCTGACCATTACCGGACGAATCGACGGCAAGCCGTTGGCCGGTACTGATGCCGGAGGTCTCAATGGGGCCACCCTCAGCGCGAACGGGATGTATACGAAGCCCGATGGAACTCCGGTCATGGCCGGAGATCAGCCAATGTGGGCTGCCAGAACGCCATCGGGCGCGCCCGCAACCGACAATCCCAACTACAAATCAAACACCGTCACCGATCTGGTAACGAAGGACAACCCGATCGCCGGCACTTTAAACGCGGCCGGTGATATTTGGCACGGCAAGTATAAGGATGCTGCGAGCGACTTCGGCGCTGGCGCGTCGGGCGGCACGCTTCCCCAGGTCGATGCGAACGGGAACATTGTCCCGGGCGACACAACGAAGGCGGTCGCTACCGATGCCGGCGTTCCCAGCGGGGTACCCGGTGTCACGTCCCCAGTGACGGGCCCCGGCGGCATCGCTGACCAGCTCGGTGGCTTGCTCGGCGGCCTCGGGATTGGCGGCAAAGGCGGGACGATTGACACCTCGGCTGCTGACGCCGAGACCGCGCGCGCGAACGCGCTCGCCGATGCGCTTGGCGGCAAGGCCGACATCGCTGGCGCGCAGGCCGACACTGACCGCGGTCTCGGCAGTCAAACGCGCGCGCAGCAGGAGCAGTCGATCTCTGATCTCCAGGATGCAGCCGCGGGGCGCGTCGCGAGCCCTGCCGAACTTCAGCTGAGGCAGCAGGCTGGGATCGATGCATCCCGCCAGTACGGTCTTGCCGCCGCGCTCCAGGGCAACAACCCCGCCGCCGCACTTCGGCAGGCGAGCCTGGGCTCCGCCACCATCGCCGGCACGACGAACCAGAACGCGGGGATTCTGCGCGCCAACGAGACCGCCACCGCGCGCAATGCGCTCGCGAACACGCTCTCGAACGTCCGCCAAAGCGACCAGGGCGCGGTGAATACCGACGTCAACCAGCAGGGCACGATGACGCAGGGCCAGCTGACGAGCCAGGGTCAGGGCGTGACCTCTACGGGCGAGAAGCTCACCGCAGAGGCCGAGAAGGAGAAGGCCGACGCGGCCCGAGCGGGCGCACTGGTGGGCGCGGCCGGCACGCTCGGTGCGACGCTGCTGTCCGACAAGCGCGCCAAGAAAGACATCGTCAAGGCGTCGCTCGCCGACGCGCTCGGCAAGGGCGTCCACGGCGTCACGTTCGAGTACCGTCCCGAGTCCGGAGAGGACGACACGCCGCACTTCGGGGTGCTGGCCGATCAGCTCGAGCGCGTCGTTCCGGGCGTCGTGAAGCGCGACTCGAGCGGCTTCAAGGCGGTCGACACGGGACACATGACGCTTGCGAACACGGCGATTCTTGCCGAACTCGCCGCGCGCCTGATGGACCTCGAGAAGAAGCAGGGGGCGCGACGATGAGCGTTGGCTACGCACCGACCGATCCGCCGCCATTCGACCCGAGCGCGCTGACGCCCGAGGACCAGGCGCGTATTGCCGCCCAGATGGCGCAGCCGGCGCCCCCGGTGCTGCCCGCGGCCGCTCCGCCTCCGCCGGCGCCTCCGCCCGCCCCGGCGCCCACGGGCATCGACGCCGTTGACCCGACGGCCGTAGCTCAAAATATTGCCTCGGTCGGGCAGCCGCCGGCGCCAACGTCGGCTCCCACTGCAACCCCCCCCGCAGCACCAACAGCGGTGCCGGCGGCTCCCGCCGAGACTCCCAAGCAGACCGACGAGCTGAAGGCAGCACAGACCGAAGCCGAGAAGTCGCGGATCGCGAACGACAAGGCGCAAGTCGACTTCCAGAAGGCGCAAGAGCCGTTCGTTCATCAGCGCGAGGATCTCGCGAATCAGCAGGTCGCGAACCAGCAGGAGTCGATCCGCCAGCAGCAGGAGATCCAGCGCCGCTACCAGGCGGCCGAGGATGCCGCGAACCAGCAGATCCAGGCAAGCCAGGACGCGATCAAGAAGTTCAAGTTCCGCGACTACTTCTCCGACGGCGAGGGCGGCACGAATTGGGTGCGCAAGATCGGCGCGGCTCTGGCCGCGGCAGCGGGCGCGTACGGCGCCGGCCTCACGCACGGGCCGAACTACGCGCTCCAAATCCTGAACAAGGACATGGACGACGCGCACCAGCACCAGGTCGACGAGCTCGGGAAGATGAAAGACGAGGAGGTCATGCAGCGGACCGGCCTCAACGACATCCGCGCCGCGCGCCAGAAGGCGTTGGCCGACCTGACCGTCAACGATGCCGCGCGCGACCGGCTCATCGGTACGCAACTCGAGCAGGTGGCCGCGCGCCAGAAGACGGCAGAATTTGCGCCCGGCCTGGCGAAGTTCGCCGCGCAGTTGAAGCAGGACGCCGACGAGAAGGACGCAGCCGCGAAAAAGGCTCTCGTCGAGCTCAATCTCAAGCTGCAGGACGAGCAGCGCAAGGCGCACCTCGATACGGCTTCGATCGACGAAAAGGAAGCGCTCACGAAGTTGCACAACGTCCAGGCGGCGGCCGGCGGCTTCGCGCGCACCGCGCACGGCCATGGCGGCACGGGTGGCGGCGGATCTCCGTCGACGGTTGGCGCCAATGCCGAGGAGCTCGCGCGCCGCATCCGCCAGGGGAAGGACGGTCGGCCGCTCACGGATGACGAGATCATCCACGCCGCAACCGAACTGCACATCCCTCTCGCGGGCAAGGCTGGAGTGGTCACGCTCGACAAGGTGCGCAGCGTGGCGAAGTTCGACGCCGACGCCGCGCTCAAAGCGAAGCGGGCCGGAATCCAGGACGAGCGGATCGAGAACACCGAAGCAAAAGAGTGGGCCAAGCAGAACGGGCTCGACGCGATCAATAAGTCGCAGCGCGAGTTGGAGTCGCTCGAAAAGCAGCTCAAGGACAACAGCAACAACCCGCTGAACCAGGCGCTCGCCGTCGAGAAGGCGGTCAGCGCGGCCCGCGGCGGCGCCGCCAGCAAACAGGCGCTCGCGCTCGCGCTGCACCACCTCGGCGGATCGCTCGACAACGCCGAGGGAATCATCAATGGCTGGCGCAATGGCACGCTCGGCGACAAGCAGAAACAGAACTTCATCGACTTCGTAAACGGCCAACTCGGCGCCGCGCAGAAGGAAGGCGCGGATAAATACGAGGCCTTCAACAAGTATGTCGAGAGCCAGCCGGAGGCGAAGCGCCCGGGTCTGCTTGCGGCGCGCGGACGGCTGTTCTCGGGGATGGCCGGCTTCGGTGGCGGAGGCGGCGGTGGCGACATGGTCACGATCCGCAACAAGGCCGGACAGACGCGGCGAGTGACGCGCGAGGAAGCCAAGCGGCTGGGAGCCATCAATGAGTGAGTGGGAGGTCGTCCCCGATGCTCCCTCGCCCGCTGGCGGTGATTCGGAGTGGTCCGTGGTGCCAGATGCGGCCCCCGCGCCCGCTCCGCGCAGCTTCCTCGACCGCGTCGGCGACAGGGCATCGCAGGCGGCCGGCGCCGTCGGACGCAGCTTCGCGAACCTCGGTCACACGGTCGCCAGCGCCGCGCGCGGGGCGGTCGACCTCGTCTCCCCGATCTCGAAGGAAGGCGGCCTGCAGGTCCCGTTCGGCCAACTCGCCGATCCCGCCTACCGTCACCAGCTGGAGCGCGGAATCTCCGACACGGTCACCGGCGGCCTCGCCGAGAAGGCCGCGAACGCCGTGAGTCCAGAGTTCGCCGCGAGTGCCGCGCCTGACGCCGCGGCCGCGCCCGACGCGCGCGCGCTGGGCAATGTCGCCGGGACCGCGCTCCCCTCGCCGTTCTCCTACCTGGGCGGCCAGGCCGCGCGGCTCGTCCCCGGCGCGGGCCCGCTCGCCGCCGGCGCCAAGGGACTGGTCAGCTACGAGGCGTCCGCCGTCCCCCAGGCCGCGATCGCGGCGCCCGAGGGCCATCGCCTCGAGGCCGCGCGCGAAGCTGCGACCGACCCAGCCGGCATCGTCACGAGCGCCACGATTCCCGCGGTGACCAGCTTCCTCCAGAAGAAGCTCGACGTAGCGGCCTCGCGCGCGCCCGAGGTCCAGGAAGCGGCGAAACGCCGTGCCGTAAAGGATCTCGGCAAGGACATCACGTCGGCCGAGGGTGTCAAATCGCGGGTGACAGACCAGAAGCGGATCGCAGAGGTCAACGACCGCCTATACGACCTCGCCGACAAAAATCCCGAGCTTCGACAGGCGTTCAGCGAGCCCGCCGAGAAGGCGCTCCCGAAGGTCCGCGAGTTCAAGGCCAAAATCGCCGGTCCGCTCGACCGGCTCTACGACGCGATCGACGAGAAGACGGGGGGCGGCATCGATGCGCGCGGCGTTGTCGCTGACTTGCGCCGCATGGCGAAGGACGCGCGTACGCCCGGGGTAGCCGAGGCCCCGGTCGCGGGAATCGGTGACGCCAAGCGCCTGAACGATTTGGCCAACCAATTCGAAGAGGTCTATGTCAACGGCAACGAAGCTCTCGCGCCGGCGGCGGCGCCAGCCACGCAGCAGCACGGCGCCGGAAAGATCCCGCCCGGCATGGCCGAGCACCTCCAAGCACTCGAGACGCTCCGCAAGAACGCGAAGGGCGTCGCCGCAGACGCGCTCGATCGCCAGATCGCGCATGCGAAGGACGTGATCGCAGGCCGCGCCGAGAAAATCACCCTTCGACCGTTGGAGCCCGAGGTCAGGGAGCCGAATCCATTCGACGAGATCACCGAGGCCGAACCCAAGGGGCACAAGACTGTCGGCGACAAGACAGTGGGCAGTCCAGCGGCGAAGCGCGAAGTTACCCCGGCTGAAACGGCCGAGACCGTAGCGGCTGCGCCTCCTGCGCCTGCTCCAGCTGAAGCGATCCCGGCCGGGAAGATTCCGACGCGAACCTTCCGCCGCGAGGTGACCGAGTTGCTCAAGAAGTCGGACTCGGTCATGGGCGGGATCGAGGGGACGCCGCGCTTCGAGGCTCTGCAAAAGCTCTACGACGCCGGAAAGCAGATCATCGACAAGCACATCGACAACAGTGGTTTGCCGCCCGAGCAAATCGCGCAGATCCGCGACATCAACAACGGCTACTTCTTGTTGTCTCGCGCCGAGGATGCGATCGAATCACGCGGATTCAAGGAAGCGAACAAGCCCGGTTTTCAGTTCCCGCACACCATCAAACAAGCGGTCCACGGCGGCGGACTCGGTGCGATCGCGACTGCGGCGGCGATGGCTGGCCCGCACGCGGCCGTCCACGCTCTGCCCTACGTGGCGGGCGCGACCCTGGCCACGCACGCACTCCCGAAGATCGCAAAGACGGTCAACTGGGAGCTCGCGCACGGCGCGTATGGACGTGTGGTCAACCGGCTGGTCGACGTCGCGCGAAAGATGCCGCGCTCCGAGTTCATCGGGCAGGCGGCGCGCGCGGGGCTCGGCGTGGAAGCCGCGCGGAAGATCTATGACGCGGCGAACGCACCCGCGCAGCAGGGAGCCACGCCGTGAGCATCCCTCCCGACGCCATCGTGCAGCCCGTGGGCAACCCCATGCCGCCGCCGAGCCCCCCGCCGCCACAGCCGACGGGCAGCGACCTCGAGGACATGGCGCGCGCGCGCCTGCGCCGCCTGATCGGCCTGCGCGTCGATGTCACGGCACCGACCTGGAACCAGATCCTGTTCGCCTCGCAGAAGATCCCAATGCGTATCGAGTCGCCGCCCGGCGGCGTACTCAATGCGATCGACCAGCTGCCGCCGCAACCCGCGCCGCCGGGCTCGCCGCCCGACCCGGTCCGCTCCGAGTCGGAGCAGATCTTGAAGCAGCTCAGCGACGCGCGGCCGCGCGGGTCATCGCCCCGAAGCATCGCGGGCGGCCCGCGTCTCCCGCCGCCCCAGGACGCGCTCGCCGCGTGGATTCGCCGTGTGTTCCTCGTGGTGACCGGGCCCGAGGCGTGCCGGCTTCTGGTTGCAGCCGGCTACCTCCAGCCGGGCGATGTCGATGTGCTCGACGTGGTCTACCCGAAGGGCCTCGATGAGGAGCGCCAGGCGGCCGTGGGCGCGGCGATCAATTTGACGAACGCGGCCATGCGCAACGGCGTCCCGCACGACTTGCCGAGCTGGCTCAACGACCAGCTGCTCACGCTCATGGACGAGAAGCGGCCGATCGACGTCTACCGCGACATCTACGACGCCGAGGACAAAGCGCAGAAGCCGAGCGGCCCGAGCCCATCGAGCGCGCAACCGAATCTGATCGCGCAACAGAGCGAACCGAAACCAGCGACCGACAGGTGAACATGATGTCGAAAAATCGACCCTACATCCCCCCGCCGAAGATGACGCCGCCAAATCAGCCGAACGCGGCCGAGATGGAACTGGCCGCGAAGCTAGCCGCGGAAGCCGTGCGCGCGCCCGTCGAACCGGCGCGACCGGCAGTCGAGCTCGCCATCGTCCCGCCGCCCGCGCGCATCGCGAGCATGAAGATCCTGCCCGATCGAATCGAGTTCACGAACCCGACGATCGACCTCGCGGAATACATCTGGCTGAAGCACACGGCCAAGCCCGAGCAGGTCAACAAACTCATGCCCGACCGCGCCGTGGTGGCGCACGGGCTGATCGTCATCGAGGAATACCGGATCGCGATCCCGCTGGCCGGCGCGCGCATTCGCACCTGAGGAGAAATCATGTCCACGGACTCACGCTACATCGTGAACGGAAACACTGCCGCCGCGATCAACAACGGCGCAGAGCAGGGATGGATCTCCCTGCAACAACGCGGCGGGACGATCGGCTTTCAGGTAAACCTGCCTGCGACGGGCTCGCCCATCGGAAACTTCATCTTCGAGACGACCGACGACGACAATCCGAACGTAGCGACCGGTCACATCCTAGGGCCTGTAGTCGTTCCGCTCGGTGCGACCTACGGTGGCGCGACCTTTCAGCCAACCGACGGAAATGCTCGGTTGGTCAACTTCGACTTCGGGCCCGGGCAGCCAGTGGCGGCGCCTTCTGCGCGCTGGATGCGAATGAGATATGCGCCGACGAGCGGCGGAGCAGCAACCCTGAACGTTGGCGTTTGCCAGAGAGGATTTTAAGTCATGGCTGGAGGTGGACAGCAATTTCTCGACGTTCTCACGATGGGAACGCAAGGCAGCAAAGGGCCGACGAATGCGACGCGCATCGCGGCCGACACAACCGGAACGCTCAACGCTTCGGTGAAGGGCGGTAAGTTCGTTCCTCTTATCGCCGCGAGCGGCGACGCGAAGGACATGTTCAAAGCGCGGGCGCAAGCTTTCCTGCCGCCCGGATTTCACACGCGCTGGGTCGACTACTACGGCCCGGCAACCGACGTGTTCACGAGCGGCTTTGCCCCGACGTCGGCGCAGGCTGCCGTTACGACCGGTCGTTGCGGCGGTGCGCGCAATCGATTCACCTCGAGCGGCGCGAGCGGATTTCACTACGAACAGGGCGGCGCGACGCTCGCCGGAACCATTCTGGCGCCCGTCTGCGCCAACCACGTATGGGATCCATGGTACGTCGAAAGCGGCGTTGTGGTCAATGCGATCACGGGCTCGGGCGAATTGCACCTGTGCGGAATGTTCAAGTCGGTCGACGGCATCGCGAACACGGACGCCGGCTCCGGTAGCTACATGGAGCTGGCCATCCGCCTCGCCTTGAGCGCTACGAACTTGGTCCAGGTCTCGCAGATCGGCGGCGTCCTGACGACGACGGTGACGACCATCCCGATCGACTTCGGCATCTACCACATCTACGGCATCGGAAACGACGGCATGGGGAAAGTGTGGTGGCACAGAGACGGCGTGCCGTTCGATTCGGGCGCTGGGATTCCGCCAGCAATTCTCCCATTCCCCGGCGATTTTTTCAGGGCGGAGCGGGCCAACGGCGGAACGACCGACATCACGGTGGACTACTGGTCCGCTGCTTCAGTGAGCAACTAACATGGCGCTCAATACTGTTACCTGGACGAACAAGACTCGGCTGATCCATATCGGCGACAGCGTGACCGGTCCATTCTCGACTGCGACGTCACCATTCCTGGTGGCATACCCAACCATCGCGGCCAAGTTTGGATTGCCGGCAATTCCCAATGCACTGTCGCCGTTTTTGCCGCCGGTATATAAGCGCCCTGTCCTGGGCGGGATCGACGGTCCGGCCGGGCGCGAATGCAAGACAATCGGGGTCGACGCTGCGACGTTTCTGACGTTCACGAGGAACTACAACGGCCCCTTTACCCACGCCATCGTGCAGCTCGGCATCAACGATGCGGCGGCGATCTTGGCCGCCACTACCACGCCAGCGGTTTGTTCTGCCTCGCAGATCTTCATCCTCGACGGCTTGAACAGCATCTTCGGGATCCCGTATTCCAACATCATGTGGATCGGTCCGTGGCAGCGCCCCGCTGACCTCTCGGTACAGGTTCCGCAGGTAGACGGAATCTTCATCGCGAACTCGCTCACATTCAACGCGTCGGGCGTCCAGCGCAATTTCTGTTACGTGCCATGGAGCGGGCTTCTCTCGTCCGGTGGCTTGTCGATCGGAGATCAAACTCACCCGTCGGCAACGGGAGCTGCGTTGCTGGCCACGCCGGTCGTGTCGGCAGTCAATCTCGCCTGAAAAGGAAACACCATGGACAGAGCAAATTCAGCGCATATCGATGAAAAGACCGGGCACGAAATCCAGACGATGCTTTCTGGCAAGACGGTAGATGTCGACGCCCTACTCGATCGCATCGGCATCAAGCACGACGCGGAGGACATGTGGAGTGCGGCGCGGTCGGCTGTGCGCGCGGAGTTGGCGCGAGACGCTGGCGCATCCGACAAAGACATCAAGGCAGCCGTCGCCGTTTATGAAGCGCGCGTCGCACGGATGGCGGCCGAGCGCCAAACCGCATGATCATCACCAGGTCCGAAAGGATCATGTGGATCGGCGATTCGATCAGCGCCGGTTTTGGCGCGGGGACGTGCCCGCTGCCGCTGATCGCGGGACCGGCGATCGCGTCGTTCTACGGCACGCCGCCGGTCCCGCCGGTCACTGCGCACGTGCTTCCGCCCGCCAGAAATCGCCCAGTGATGAGTGTCGACGCCGTCGCGGGTAGGGCGTGCGCGAACATTGCCGTCGATGCGCCTACGTTCCAGGCGTTTCTGTCGCCATACCGTCAGGCATCGGCAGCGATCGTCCAGCTTGGGGTCAATGACGCGGCCAACATCTCGACCGCATCTCTCTTACTGTCGGACTTCGTACTTCAGTCGCTGATTATAGTCAACGGACTGAACAGCCTGTGGGGCGTGCCGTATTCGAAAATCCTGTGGGTCGGTCCCTGGGCGCACGATAGCGGCGACATCGCGGCGTTCATCGCGCAAGTCGAGGGAGCACTGGCGACCAACGCGGCATCGCGCGGGTTTCAGTTGGTCAGAATGTCCAGCATTCCAAACACCGGCGGCAACTCGATCGCAGACGGTACCCACCCGACCGTTCAAGGAGCGACGGCGCTGACCGCGCAACTCATGGGTGCGATTCAGCTTGCAGCTTGAGGAGGTAGCATGTGGCCGGCGACGAGTACATCACGCCTACTGAATTTCCCGCTTCCCCCGCCCAGGCGGCGCTCGATGACACCAATCAGCGCCTGGCGGAAGCTCTCTCACTTGGACGACGTGTGGCGCGAGACTTTGAGCGGCTTACGTCGGATCAGCGGACTCGTGTCGCTGCTGGCCTCGCTCGAGAATATCGCCGACTCAGTCTCTCCATCGCCATCAACGCCAACGTGCTCGAAGATCTCAGCGCAGGTCGTGACCCTACGACCTGGGACGACTTCCCCGCTGTCAACGGACGAAAGGATCGACGAATGAACAAGCTCGATGGCCTTTCCGGTTTCCTGTTCACGAGTGCCGCGGCTCTTGCGGCACACGAGACATTCGGACCGATCTGGTCGAAGGTTGGCGCCGGCGCGCTCGCGCTTGCGGCCTACATCGTCGCGCGCCTGACCCCGGTCAAGGTGGCGCCGGCCCTCCCGCCCAAGAGCGTGCCCTGAGTGCCGCGCGTCCTGGTCATAGACGACGAGCGGGACATTCGCGAGAATCTCGAGGAGATACTCGAGGCGGAGGGTTACGAGGTACGCGCCGCGGCGAACGGGCTCGACGCCTTGGCCGTCCTGCGCGACTGGGTTCCAGACGCGATCTTGCTCGACATCATGATGCCGCGCATGGATGGCGCCCTGTTCCGCGCGCAGCAGAAGGAGCGGCCCGAGCTCGCTGATACGGTCGTTATCGGCATCACGGCGCACCATGAGCGCGCCGAGACGGTCGACTTCGAGTGCTTGCTCAAACCGTTCGGGATGGAGGTACTTCTCTCTCGGCTGCATGAGCGCCTCGCCGAGCGCCCGAAAAAAACTCCCGTCGCGCGACTTCTTCGAAACGCCGCCATCGTAATTGGTGGGCTCGCCACGCTGGCGAAAGTGATCTGGGACCTCATCAAAGGAAGGAAGTACCAATGATGCGAGTGGTTTGGTGGATTGCGTACGTTCTGTTTCTGGTCACCGCTCTCGGATGCGCGCACGTCAAGGCGGTCGAGACCGCATGCAAGCCGGTCCCGGCGGATGTCGACACGGCTCTTACCGATCTGCAGTCCGATGGCTGGCAGGCCGCGCTGGATCAGTTAGCGATCGACAAGACCCTGTGCATCGCGCGCGCGGCCGTGCAGGAAGTGGTTGCGGCGCTATCGGGTAAGCCTCAGCTGGCTATGCCGGTCGACGCGCCAGCGAGTGCGGAGGTCGTGGCGCGCGGGAATCAGTGGCTGGCGGCGCACAAGTGACGCTCCAGCGGCCGCTCGACTTCCTGGTGATGTTCTTCCCGTTTTGGGCCGGCGTCCCGGTTGGCCTGTGGATTTTGAGACGTTGTAGCCTGGAGGCTTCTATGTCGCCGCCCTTCGAAAACTACGCGGACGATCTTCAGGACGATGTCGATTCGGACGCAGTGCGGCCATGATCCCCGCCCCGCCCGGCCTCGCCGAGCTCGTCATTGCGAACGCGCGCCGCTATGCCACCGGCAGGAGTCTAGAGACCGACGGGCCAAACGATGGGCCCGAGATTCGCGAGTGGCTGGCCGAGCGCGGAATCACCACGCCCGCGAGCTGGTGTGCTGCTTTCGCCTGCGCGCAGGTCCACGAGGCCGCACGCGCGACGGGACTCGTCCTGACGATGCGCTACTCAGCGGGCGCGCTGCGCTTGCTCGACCTGAACCCCGATCTGGTCATCGCCGAGCCTGAGACCGGTTGCCTCGTCGTCTGGGACCACGGCGCCGGGCTCGGCCACGTCGGCATCGTCACAGGCGTGACTCGCGTCGGCGGCGAGCTGGCCAGCATCGAGGCGATCAGTGGGAACACGAACCTCGAAGGCAGCCGCGAAGGTAACGCGGTGGTCGAGCGGGGCTTCCCGTTTCCGCAGGCGCGTCGGCTAGCCGGCTACGTTCGCGTCGCCTGAATTCAGCTGGGCCTCGTACTTCGCCTTCGCCGCAGCTTCGGCCGCGTACGCCTCTTCCTTCGTGAGGAGCTTGCCGAGCGACTCCTTCGGCCAGTACTTCATCGGCGCATGCGGGCGTCCCTGGACCTCGCCGCCGGGGTTGCAGCCGGCGCGGGTCGCCTCCATTACGGCGACCACGAAGTCGTCGACGGCTGGCGCGACGAGCGCGACGCCAATGAACTGCGTTCCCGCCGGTCGGCCAGGATCGCAGAACGACAGCCACCAAACGGGACGGGAATCATCGCTCATGGTCTAGCCATGTTCCGGGTCATCTTCGGCGCCGTAGCACACCTCGCCGTCGGCCAGAATAGCCCGACAGCAGCAACACTCCTCATCTGAACACTGTATGAACTCATGCGGTTCCTTCACGCGATCAGGCGTCGGCGTGACCGGCTCGGCGGTCGCCGTAAAGTTGCCTTTCCCGTCGTATGACAGCGTGAACCGAAAGGCGGTCACGTCTCACCGTCGATGCCGTGACCACGATGCTTAGTCGCCATATCCCTGCAACATCCGCCGCGCAGCCTCGAGCATTCCCGTCCAGTATTCTCTCTGCTCAGCCGTCTCGCACTTCGCCAGCATCTCTTCGCATAGCGCGACCGACTTCTGCGCCTGGGAGTAGTCGCCGGTACGGACCACGCCGTTCTCGCACACGACTGGGCGGCCGACCACGAACAAGCGCTCGCCGGGTTTCACGACAACGTCTTCTTTCTGAGTTCAATCTCTTCTCTGATCTGTGCGGCTGACGGCCCCTGAAAATCGGGGTGCGTGCCGGTTGTGAGCATCTCGATCTCCTCGGACGCCGTCGGGATTAGCCCAGTCAGTTCGGCCAGCAGACGATCGAATGCTGCCTGTGGCACCTTGTGCCCGACTGCCTGATGCAGTCTTAGGTGTTCGATCATGGCCGACCTGTCGCCGAAGAAGTCCTCGCCGAGTATGCACCACTGACAGTTGATGTCCTCGCCGGTGTCGTAGACGTAGACATCGGACTCTTCATTGCGGCGCGCGTAGCTCACGTCTCACCGTCGATGCAGGCGAGCAGGGCGCCAATACGGCAAGGGAACCGGCCCGTTTCCATGTAAGCGCCGGTCTCGTCTGGTTCTATCTCTCGTGTGACGATCTCGATGCTGTGGGTGCCGTCTCCACCGCCGCATAGCGGGCAACCGTCGGAATAGGGACCGGTCGCCGCCGCGCGCAACGCCTCCAGCATCTCGGGTGCGGCGGCGATGAGGCGGGCGTCTGCTGGCGTCAGCCAGAGCGAGCTGCCTTGGAAACTTCTCCCATCGCTGCCACTGTCTCGACTACCGGGATCAACCGCGACGATGCTCTTGCGTTCAGCGTCCAGCAAGGCGGGGTATCCGACGGTCGACATCCCGCTTACGGGAGCGTCCTCGTCGTACTGGTTGCGTTTCCACTTCCACGGTCCCGGACTGTGCTTCGTCATGGCTCACCGTCGATGTTCTTGATCATCCGATCCGCCTCAGTTAGGTATCCCGCGATCCATTCCTCGGGGTAGACGCTGCCCGTCGCCTCTTCCGACCTCTCGCCGATACGTGTTCCCTCGCGCCAGCGCGTTCCGTTCCACTGCAGCTCGCCGATACGATGATCGCTGCGCGCAGCCTCGGCACCCAGTTGACGATTGCTGATCTTGATGCCGTCGAAGATGGCGGCCGGTGGCGTGGGCTTGTTCACCGGCGCCCCCGCGGCTTTTCGACGGCCACGCCCTGGCGCTCTGCCCGCTCAATCGCCGCCTGAATCATCCACTGCGTCAAGCTCTGCCGAGCCAGCGCAGCCGCCTTGATGAAGGCGCGTTTTTCGTAGACCTCGGGGGTCACCTTGATATCGCCTTCTTCTGTAGCCGCTCGTGCCATTGGTAGATGAATAGCCGCTGAGAGAGAAAAATGCAAGGGGCGGTTCTTTTCCACTTGAAAGGGAATTGAAAGAGAGTACCTTTGAACCATGCCCAACACGAACCGCCCCGATTACTTCGACTGCGACTGTGGCGACCTCTGCACCTCGTGCGGCTGCTCCGAGTGCGGTCGCAAGTCCGACCCCGACACGCGCGGCCCGCTGACGCTCGTCTCGGGCCGGGTCGTCCAGGCGTGCGCGGAGTGCCGGGCGGCGGAGGCGGCGGGCCATGGCGGTCTCCCGCCAACCTGCGGCACCTGCGGCGGGTGCACCGATGGCGTGCGACCTGCCCCGTCGATGGGCGGCCTAAGGATCGCGGCGTGCGACTGCCCGTCTGACGGCGTGCCGGTCGCGGTCGACGAGGCTCCGACCAAGCCCGAGAGGATGACGATCGAGGAGCGCGACGGGTATCACGTCGCGGTGATTCGAGAGGAGGTGGTCTGATGTCCGTCCACGAATACATTGCGAGGGCGAGAAAAGTCCGAAAGCTGATCGCCCTCGTCCCGGCGCCCGTGACGAAGTCGCAGGCATGGCGGCTCGCGATGACGCTCTCGGCGTTCACGCCGGCTCAGCGCGAGCGGTGGGCGCGCGCGGCGGGCGTCAAGGCGCCGAGCAACCTCACGTGGTCGCTGCTGTGCGACGCGGTCCGGGAGACGGCGTGATGTCTGTTCCGATCGATCAGATGACGCCCGATGAGTTACGCGCCGAAGTCATACGCCTTCGATCTGAACTGACCGACCGTGAAGAAATCCGTGGCGGCAAACGATCGCAGTCGATGGTTATGTTGCGCCGCCTTGTCGAAGGTGCCGGTCTAGATAGATGCCTGGAATGGCCCGGTTCGCGGTCAAAGTCTGGCGGGTATGGACGGATCTATCTGCGAGGAACCAACTACCGCGCGCATCGAGCTGCATGGGAATTGGTCAATGGCCCGATTCCGAAGGGTCTGCTCGCGCTTCACAAATGCGACAACCCGCCCTGCGTGAACCCGCATCACCTATTCCTTGGTACCGACGCCGACAACATGGCCGATGCGATAGCCAAAGGAAGACGAACGATCGAGAACGGACGCCGCGGATTCAAGTTGCTACCTGAGCAAGTCGTCAAAATCAGGAAGCTTCGTGCTGACGGACTCAGCACTTATGCGCTTGGCCGTCAATTCGGAGTCACGCACAACCTAGTCAGCGAAATCTGCAACCGAAAGAAATGGAGGTCAGTCAAGTAGGACCGGCGTTTTTAGTAAATGCCCCGTCCCCCGTTGGAGCGAGGGACGGGGCCGAGAACCGCAACCGACCTGCTCGCGCAGGACAGCCCGGCCCCATCAACCGGCGGTCATACGTGCGCGCAGGTCTCCCTGTCAAGAGGAGACCCAATGAAACGAAAAGCACTGTTCCTGATCACCGTTCTGACCGCGACCGCAGCCTGTTCCGAAACGCCCGAGACCGTCGGCAAGGTGTCCGAGCCGCTCTACGTCGATGCTGTCGGCGGCGGCCATGGGCCGTTTGTCGCGCCGGCGAACTCGAGCCCCAGCACCGTGCCGCCCGTGGGCGTGGCTGACGTCTGGGACGCGAATGGCAACGGACAGCGGTTCATCGGCGACTTTAGAACTGCGACCCATCCTGGCTATGCTTCCATGCCTGACGTTGCGACCCAGTGGATCATCCTGTCCAATCGCGACCTGGGGCAGACCAGCGGCTATGCATGCAAGGGAGCGATCTCGGGTCCGACCGATGACCCGTGCCGGGGTCAGCCGGGAAGCGACATCAGCAGCTTCAACAACATCTCATTCTCGGTCAACCATCTGCCGTTCGTCGCGCGCACGGTGGTGCTGGGCTACACGCTGAACTGCCCGACGACCCCCGGCATCAATTCGATCTGCTACTGCTCAGGGGCGGCGGCGCCGATCGACGGCTCTGGCTACCGCACGGTGGTCATGCACGATTCGTTCGGGCACAGCCTGATGAACCCCGATGGCCCCGTCGCAAGCGATTGCCTGGTAACGAGCTCTCAGTACCCCGGGCTCATCCCGCCGGGCGAGACCGACGTTGCGGTCTACAGCTGCCCGGGTTGCTAAATGGGCACCGCAGCACAGATCCTCACCGATAGCGTGAACGCGGCGATCGCCGTCGGTCTCACGATCTCTCTAGACTCCGACATGCTCGGCGTGGTCTGCACGTCGAGCGAAGCGCCGCTCTGGGAGATCGACCCGATGGCGAAGGAGATCTCGCCGCTCGGGGCGGTTCTCCTCGCCACTCAGCCACCGCTCGTCGACGAGGACCGCGCGCTCGCGCACGTGTTCCAGTCGCGGCCAGAGTTCCATGAGGGGATCGAGGATGGTGCGTGCGGGCGGCGCAACCTCGCGCGCGATGATCGGCTCTACACCGAGGGACATCTCCTCGGCGTGCAGGTTCGCGAGCTGATTCAACGGCGGTACGGCATCCCCGTCGAGCGATCGAGCATCGAAATCACCGAGGAGATCGACGCATGATTCGGGAGCAGCAGGCCGGGGCGTTTGTGGCGGCGCTGGAGGCGGATGACACCGATCAGATACTGATCGTTGACGACGGGGAGGAGCCGACCGCGACGACGCCACCGGCCTTGCTGCTCGAGCTTACCGAGGGAACGCGCGGCGATCCGACTCCCGTGCCCGCGGAACTGCCCGTCCCTCTCGGTCGCGAGGCGCTGATCGTCATCGAGCGCTTCCGCTTCGTGCTCGGCTACCAGTGCGGGTGGGGCGCGGCATCGATCGAGGAGGTAATTCGCAACGTGAGGGCTCTGATGCCGCGGAGAAACCGATGACACACGAGGCGGCGGTTACCATCTCGAATCGACTGTTCGAGCGCAATCCGGCCATGTGGTATCGCTGGCTCGCGTTCGCCGACTCTCGCGGGATGACGTTGCTGGCACTGATCTACGTGGCGGTCCGCGAACTGCGCGACGCCGCTGCGCGGGCCGCGTTCGAGACGGGCGAGGACTTCAGCGTGATCACCTGGAAGTGGCGCGAGGAAATCGTCGGTTGCAAACAATGCACGCAATGCACGCTGCCGGCTTTGGCAACGAATTCGCTGCGTTCGACGGTTTCGCTGGTAGGCGGCGGGCAAATGGCGAATGTGGAGAGCGTGAAAGCGAGGGGCGAATGAGCACTTACTTGGTCGATGTTTGCGACACGTGCGGCAGGGCGATGGCGGCTGGTCCGCTTGATGAGCACAACGTTCAGTTGGCAATTGCGACTCTCATCTTGACGGCTGGCGGCGCTGTGAAGTGCACGCTCTGTCAGGGCATGAACGGAGAGCCGACCAAGTCGTCGACCGAGCGGTTCAAGAAGATCGTCGAGGCCGACATGCGCGCGACAAATCGCACGGCGGTGTCGCAGTGACCGCCAAAGCCATCGCGCGCGCCCACGCGCTCATCGAAGCCGAGCTGACCCGAATCCCCGAGTCAGACCGCGGCGAGGTCGCCAGCCATGTGCTGGTTGCGCTGATGGGCATGTTCATGATGATCCCGCACCCGACGGCGGCCGAAGAAGACGCGACGCGGGCCGGGCTCGCCGCGCTCGACATCCCGGGGCTCATGAGCGCGCGGGGGCGGTCATGAGCGCATCACCAGTGCCGTCAGAATCACGTCGCGTCGTCCTGATCGATCTGTCGTCGCTGTTTCATCCTGCGTGGCGCGCGAACGAGAACGGTCCGCTCAGCGTCGCGTTTCAGGGCACCGTCGACAACGTCTGGCGGTGCGCCAACATGCATCCGGGCGCGCTCGTCGCGGTTTGCATTGACTCGCGCAAGTCGTGGCGCAAGGAGTTGGCCCCGACGTACAAAGCGCAGCGCGAGAAGCTCGGCAACGACTTCTATGCGACGTTGGACCGGGTCAAGGAACGGCTCCGCGATGACGGCTTCCTGCTCTGGGGCGCCGATGGCTACGAGGCCGACGACGTCATTGCGACGGCGACCGAGGCTGCGCTGGCCATGGGGCACGAGGTCCTGATCTGCTCGGCTGACAAGGACCTTCTGCAGCTCTTGCGGCCCGGCGTGACGCAAATGCGCACGCACGATTGGTCGACATGGGACGAAGCGGCGATGGTCGCTAAGTTCGGCGTGCGGCCTGAGCAGCTCGGCGACTGGCTCGCGCTCGTCGGCGATCCGAGCGACGGCATCAAGGGTGCGCCAGACGTCGGCGCCAAGACGGCAACCGATGTGCTCAGCCGCTTCGGTAACCTGAATGCGCTCTACGTTCAGATCAGCGCCGATCCCAAGGCTGTTGGCTCAAAGAACAAAGGCAAAGAGGTGGCGAAGTTCGTTACGGACATCGATCTTGCCGAAGCCGACGTGCGGCTAGCGCGGAAGCTGGTCGAGCTTGACCGGAACGTGCCGTTCGACTTCCGCGAAATCTACGCGACCCGCGAAAAGAAACCGCTTGTGCAAACAGAGGAGAACGACGAGATGGACAGCGACGACATTCCGATCAGCAGGGGACCGGGCCCGCAGACCGACGCGGCGCAGACGACGCCAGCGCCCGACGTGAAGGCTGAGCGCGTAGAGGTCAAAGAGGATCCTACGCCGACGCAGGGACAGCCGACGCAGCTGACCGTCATCCCGGCGCAGCCCGTCGAGTTCGAGCGCGCGCTGGAGCCGCGGGACCCGGGCGGTGCGGTGACGCTCGCCAAGCACCTCTTCAACTCGCGGATCTACACGAAGTTCCCGACGTGGGAATCGGTGCTTGCGACGATCATCCGCGGCCGGTCGATGGGCATCACCTCAGCGGCGGCGCTGGACGTGTTCCACATCATCGACGGCAAGCCGTATCCCTACGCCTATCTGATCATCCATCTCGCGGAGGCCGATCCCAACTGCGAGTATTTCTACCCGGTCGAAGCCTCGGCGAAGTCGGCGACGTGGGAGACGAAGCACAGGCGCAACCCGAAAGCGACGCGGGTGACGTTCACGATCGAGCAGGCCGAACTGGCCGGTTTGCTAATCAAGGAAAAGACCGGCTGGCGCAAGAACCCTGAAGACATGCTCGTCAAGTCCGCCGGGGCGAAGCTCGCGCGCCGTGTGTACCCAGGCGCGACGCTCGGCCTGATCTCGATCGAAGAGATGGGTGAGACATGAGCTTCGCGCAGGGCGCTGGCTTCCGGGTGTGCGGCTCGGTCGTTCGCCGCTGGACGAATCCCGCCGGCACGTTCGCGACGCTCACGCTCGACGTGTTCGCCGATGGGCGCGGCAAGAAGCTGGACTTCCGCGCGTTCAAGGAAGTCGTGAACGAGATCGGCTGCCTGACGGTCGGCGCGATCGTCGAGGTCACGGGGACGCCGGACGTCGAGAAGCTGACGGCGAAGGACAAGACGCCGGTCACCGTTGACGGCCGCGAAGTATGGGTCACGAAGCTGACCGTCCGCGCCGTCAAGACCGAAGCGTCGTCGCGTGCGCCTGCCGCGCGCAACGGGTCGTCTTCTGCCGTACCACCGCCGAATCCAGACGGCGATCAGAACGACCCGGCGAACTGGTGATGAGACCGTCCAGCCCGACCGCCGTGGAATGGTCTGCGACGGTCGGGCGGGACGAGACCGAGAGATTCGAGGAGACCGAGAACATGGCTTTCAAGACGTATTGGGACCTGAGCGAGAAGGAACGTGCCGCCCTGGCGAGTGAGGACGTCGATCGATTCGTTGCCGCCGAGTTGATGCGGCTCGGGGTGCTGCAGGTCGGGCCGCTGGTGCGCGAGCCCGAGCCGGTGGTCTTCGAGCCGGGGAAGAAGACCTTCTACCAGATCGAGGTCAAGGCGCCCTACGCCCGCGAGCGCCTGCCGCTGCTCTTCCATTCGATCGACGACGCGAGGGCCGTTCTGAAGCTAGACCCGTGGCTCGCGAAAGAGGAGCGCCTGAACGAAGACTGGGCGCAACGGTGCGACGTAGCGCGGCTGCTCGGATCCTTCGCGCTGGACCCTCAAGTCGTCATGACCGAAATGCTCGATGAGCACGACTTCGCGAAGACGCGCTCCGATCTGGAGAAGAGAGCCGCGATCCGCGCCGCCAACTCCAAGCGCGAGGAGGAGTGGGTCAAGGAGAAATCCAAGGAGGACGAGGCGCTCAAGGGCATGTGGGCCGACTGGCAGCGGTGCCGCGACCTGGACGCCGCCCACCGACGCGTGTCGACCACGCTCGACGCCTACGTAGCGACTGCGGGCGGTGACCGCGAGGTGGCATTCCGGTTCCTGCGGAAGGCGTTCACCGACCCGCAGATCGTCGCGGCGGCCGAGTGGTGCGGGTTCACCGCGCCCGGGCCTTTCTACATGCGCGACGACCGCATCGAAGAGATTCACGCCGGGAACGGCCAATGACCCGCCCCTCCCCCGCCGTCACCCGCCTCTGCGCGACCCTCGTCGCCGAGCTCGAGGCCATCTGCGCCGCCCGGGCGCGCGAGTTGATCGCGATCCGCATGCGCGCGTACATGCCGCCACGGCGCGGGCGGCCGAGGAGGGAGAGGGCGCTGTGATACCTGCGCCTCCAACGCTCGAAGCAATCGTCGGCTACTGCTCCGTCTGCGGAGACGGTCGTCTCGATCCGGTGAACATCGTCAAGGTGATGCACCCCGACGCGCCGATGGTGCCCGGCCAGAAGCGCGAAGGACATCCCGACAATTGCCAGTGCCGCCCGTGCATACGACTCGCTAGCGCCGGGGGCGAGGTGCCGCAGTGGTTCGGGTTCTGCAAGCGATGCACTGGGCTCCTCGGTGCGTTCGGGTTCCCCCGGAGCGCCCCGTGACCCGCCTCTTCCGCCGCCTCCTCTGCTTCCTGCTCGGCCACGAGTCGCTGGGCACGTGGTGCCGGTGGTGCGGGAGGACGTTGCGATGAAGCGGCGAGACTGGACGATGAACACGGTGACCGGCCGCTCGAACAGCAGCGCCGAGTTCGAGGCGATCGCCGGTGTGGTCGAATCGCTGATCGTCAGCTCGGCGCACGACCTGATCGCCGGTAATGCCTACGGCGTGGCGCGGTTGATCGTGGCGCAGCTCGCGCACAAGTACGGGATGGCGCCGCCGAAGAGGAGGAACCGATGAGCGCGAAGATCACCGACGCCGACCGCGCGGCTGCGCGAAAGGCCATCGGTCCGCATTCGATCAATCTCACCTCGGTTGATTACGGCGATGTTGTTCTCTACGTCGCCCAGGCCATCGCCGACGCGCGCGAGGCGGGCGCGCTCTATCAGCGCCGAATCGACGCGGCCCACGCGTTCGACCGGTGCGAGCAGTACCAGCAGCCATCGGGCTGCTATGAAGCCGTGAACAAGGTCGCCGCCTCAATCGCCAGGGGAGCCGCCAACGAAGCCGACCAACACGGCGAGTTCGAGCCCGAGTTGATGGCCCTGGTGGACCGGATTGCGGCAAGGGCAAAGCGATGATGTGCCGTTGCCTTGCGACCGCGCCCCAGCGATGCATGCAGACGGCGCTGGCGAGCGGTCTGTGCCCATGGTGCCAAGGGCCGCATTGCCGAGCCGATCACCAACGCAACGCCATCGCGGCGATCTGGCACGCGATGTGGAAAAGGAGAACCCGATGACCACGGCCTCTCTCTTCCCCGCCGACGCGGGCGCAACGTTCGGCGGCCCCGGCGACATCTACCGCTATCACCTGTGGCGCCGTTGGTCGCTCGCGCCGAAGACGTGTCTATTCGTGATGCTCAACCCGTCGACCGCGACCGACGTAATCGACGACCCGACGATCCGCCGCTGCCGAGGATTCGCGCAACGTGAGAGATGCGGGCGGCTGGAGGTGTGCAACATCTTCGCGCTTCGGTCGACCGACCCCGCCGCGCTCTACACGACGCCAAAGGCCGAGGGCGACCCGGAGAACCTGGAACGCATCCTCGACGCCGCCGAGGAGGCTGACATCGTCGTGTGCGCGTGGGGCAGCCATGGCAAGCACCGGGCGCGCGGGGCATTCGTGAAGCGGGCTTTCGAGGAGTGCGGGATCAAGTCGTTCACGCTCGGCATGACGAAGACCGGCGAGCCCGGCCATCCGCTCTACATCCGGGCGGATGCACCGATGGAGGTGTTCACGTGCCCCTGACCATCATCGCCCGTCAGCACATCTTCGACGCGATAGACGCCGAGCGCGACCGCCAGGACCGTCTGCACCCAGGCACGTCACAGATACCCGACGGCACAGGCGGCGGCGGGCGCAAGACGTGGGAGACGATCGCGCGCATTTCGTACGAGCGCGCCAAGCGCGAGGGGCGCCTCACGCACGCGCACGTGTTCGACGAGGAGACCGCAGAAGTGCTCGCCGAGACGGACCCGGTGAAGCTGCGGACCGAGCTCGTGCAGGTCGCAGCGGTGGCCGTGAAGTGGATCGAGGAGATCGATCGGAGGGAAGGGCGATGAAGATGCGGCCTCTCCAGCCACTCGGCGCTCCCGCGCGCGTCCGCGTGACCAAGGTCATACGCACGTCCTGGCGGATCGGGTGGGAGTACGACGGGACCAGGCTCATGGGAGACGAGGACGGCGTCTTTCGCGAGCGCGTTCGCCGGCGCCGCACCCGCTACATGCAGAGCACGCAGCTGGTCGCCTATCGCGCCGCAGCCATGCGGCTGATCTTCGGGCGACGAGACCGGTACTCGAAGGGCATGGACGATGGCGGGCGAAGCACGGGATGCAAGCTCTGCGACTCGTCGCCCGTCAATCGCTCACGCGAGGATCCGCAGGCGTGCCGATACCACGACTGCGACAGCGTCGAGGCGCTGCGCAACCGGCTCGCGCGTTACTTGCTCTGGCGTGACAGCCGCGGAGGCGCCCGGTGAACGCCATCGCCCCGCCGCCACGCCCGGCGAAGCGCCGCCCTGGTACCGGCACGCTCTCCTGGCACCGCTCGACCAGCTCGTGGCGCTTCCGCACGCCCGGCCGCGCTGGGCAGGAGTTCACGGGGTTCGCCACGCGTGAGGAGGCCGAGCGCGCGCTTGAGGACGCGCTACGAGGCATCCCCGAACGTCGCCGGCAACGATGCCAGACGCCGCTCGTCGTCGTGCGCGCGACGCTCCGCTACGTGATCGAGATGGCCGACAGGCACGACATCGATGTCGACGAGGAACTGAAATTCCTGCGCACCACGCGCGAAAGGAAATGGACCCCATGAACCGACTGACCGTTTTGGACCACGGATACATCGAGCCGATCGAGCACTGGGGCAGCGACGAGCGAATCATCGAGGCGGCGCGGATGTCGACCGCCAAGGGCTTCCTCGGTTGGGGCACGCCCGACGCGCCCGGCGACGAGAAGCTGCTCCGCTTCCTCTGGGAGAACAAGCACCAGACACCGTTCGAGATGGCCGGCCTGACGATCGAGGTGCAGGCGCCGATCTTTGTCTTCCGCGAGTGGCACCGCCACCGCGTGCCGTTCGGCTACAACGAGATGAGCGCGCGCTACACGCCCTTGCCAGACGTCAACTACATTCCGAGCGTCGAGAGGCTGATGATCGGGAGCGACGGGAAGAACAAGCAGGCGGGCACCGTCGCGGGCGCGCGCGTGCTCACGGTTGATGATGCCGAGGACTTCCAGGACGGCCTGCGCGAGTCGTATGAGGCGGCAGAGACTCTGTATCAGGAGGCGCTGGCCGCCGGCGTGCCGAAGGAGCTCGCGCGCGTTCACCTCCCCGTCGGCCGCTACTCGCGGATGCGCGCAACGAGCAATCTCCGAGGCTGGCTCGGGTTCTTGGCACTGCGGATGACCGCCGGCGCGCAGTGGGAGATCAGGCAGTACGCGAACGCCGTCGGCGCGCTGGTGGCCGAGCGCTTCCCGCGCACGTGGCCGCTCTTCGACGAAGGGCGGCCGCGATGACGCCGGTCAAGCGCAGCGTCTACCACAAGGAGATCCCGATCTCCGCCGCCGACATCGAGCGCGGGCACGTCGTGGTCGACGTCTACCGCGTGCTGCGCGCATTCGGCGTGACCGACCACAACCTCGGCCACGCGATCAAGAAACTACTCGTGCCGGGCCAGCGCAGCGGCGGCAAGTCTGCCGAGCAGGACGTCGCTGAGGCGATCTGGACGCTTCAGCGTTGGGAAGAAATGAACCGCGAGGACAAGGGAGGAAAGTCGTGAGCACACCGAACAGAAAACCAGCACCGAGAGCGAAGTGGATCTTCGCGGCCCCCGTGACCGTGCCCGACGAGCGCGTCAACCCGGAGAACGCCGAGTACGGCAAACGGACGCGGACGAGCCTCTACGGCATCGATTCGCGAGGGGCATTGTGGAGGGACGTCGACACCGCGGAGCCGGTGTTCCTCGGGTTTCCGCCGGAGATGCCGCCGAAAGCGTAGGGCAAATTGCTGGTTTGTAGCCTCGTTTGCAATCGGCGGTTTGTCGCGATTTGCACAGATCAGTGATCACGGATGTCGGCCGATTGCGTGCCACGTGTCACGAAATGAGAGCGAACGGGAAGGGCGCCATTTCTTCCCGTGTCGATTTCGCGACTTGTACAGGATTGGCTTCGGTTTCGGGACTGAAACAGTGTCAGCCGGACAGCTCGTCCGTCGGTGACGCGTAAGGTAAAGCCTGACGGTTTCGAAATGCGGTTTGCCGAAACAAACGTCTAACTACATAGGACTACTTAAAAAAGTCGTTGCTGCGTCAAACGCATGACGCAACGATGTCGCTCCCGTGGATTGCGGCGAGCGCATAGCAGGGGGCAGGACACTGAACGATGATGATCTCATCGCTCGAGCGCTGCAGATCCTTCAGCGCCGGGCCGCTGGCGAAGCCACGCCCGCGATCACGGTTGCACAACTCTACGACCGCTACGAGGCGGCTCGTAAGCACACGCGCGGCTGGCCGGTTGTCGGAGGGCGTCTACGATCAATTCGCGACACGGTCTACGCCCCAGGGATTCCGCCGCTAGGCCGGCGCGAGGCGATGAGCTTGCGCGTGCTCGATTGGAGCGACTACCGGTCGTTCAAGCTGTCGGAGGAATTCGCGGTCGGCCGACGCCGGACGGAATGGACTGTCGACTGCCATCTGATCTCGCTAAAAACGATGCTGACGTGGGCTGTCGACGAAGGCCGCATCCCGCACAACCCGCTCGACCGCGCGCGCGTCAAGAGCCATTCCAGGCGCGAGGTTGCGCCGGATGAAGAAGAGATCGGGCTGCCCCTGGAAGAGGCAGAGCCGCGCATGCGCTACGTGATCTTGGCGGCCGCCGATGCCGGCATGAGGCGGAACGAGATCCGCCTGTGTGAGCACGGATGGGTGGACCACATCGCGCGGCGGATCCACCTCGCCGGTCACGCGTGCAAAGGCGGCAAGGCGCGCAGTGTCCCGGCTACGCGCCGACTGCTATCCGCGATCGATGCTCTGCCGCGGCACGTCCGCGCGCCGTGGATCTTGACGAACCCCGAGACTTCCGCCCCGTACAGCATGAGCCTGTTCTCGCGATACTTCCGAGTTCTGGCGGACTCCGTCGGGCTCAAGCATGTGAAGCTTCACGATCTCAGGCATAGCGCGGCGACGAACGCGGTCGCGCGCGGCGTGAAGATCACCGCCGTGCAGAAGATGCTCGGGCACGCGAACCTCTCGACGACGCTCGTCTACGTGAACGCGCGCGAGGACGATCTCGGGCCCGCGCTCGACGCGATCGAGGCCGGGATAGAGCGCGATACGCGCAAGCGCTAGTTGCGCGCGCAGAAAAGTCAAGCGGGGCCAGAAACTTTTTCTCTGACGGTTTCTGCACTGTTTCCCGACAGTTAGCGCAGTGTGCGAACTGTAGGCAAAAATACATTCTTGACGATGCGGCAGAGTCGTAGAAAATCAACTCTGCCACTCATGCCGATCTCCTGGAACTGCCGAGTAGACGCCGCGCTCCTCACGGGCATGGGTGGCACTGTGAACGAGTCGCAGCGCGACGTCTTCTCGGCAGTTTGAGGAAATGGGTGGGTCTCATGGGCCGCAGCACGTCCACACAGATCGCGAACATGTATGCAGCGCCCGCGGAGAGCGCGCATTCCCGTACACCTCCGGAAACCGCCGACGAGTCGGTTCCTGAATTCGCGTACGACTTCGTCGCGGCCGGCGTCCCCTTCGCCCCCGCCGTCGCCCTGGCCCGCCGGATCGCCCGGACGTGCCAGGAACTGCGCGACCACGTAATCGACGAGGCCGAGGCCGAGCGGCGGATCGACCGCTACGCAGGGCTGGTTTTCATGGCGGTCGCGTCGAAAGCGGTGGCCGCGTGAGCTGGTTCGACGACGAGACGAAGTTCCTGATTGGCTTCGTGCTCGTGGCTGCGGTGGGCGCGTTCGGCGCCGTGAAGGGATGCCAGTACAACACCGAGCAGACGATGCGATCCGACGCCCAGCGGCACGCCGTGCAGCTCGAGTGCATCAAGACGCACACGCCGGTCGAGTGCAAGGAGCTGCCGTGACCCGCGTCGAGTCCTGGTCCGATGTCAAGCCCGGCGCGCTCGTCACACTCCGCCGCGGTCCCCTAACCGGCGAGAAGACCGAATACACGAAGGCATGGACCGCAAGCGGCCCCTTCTACACCGACGGCGACCGCGCGGTTATCATGGTCAAGGTCGCCGGCGCGACCGTCACGTACCCGCTCGATCGCGTGAGTCTCGGATGGACCGAGCGCGCGCCTGCGGTGAGCATCGCGACTGCGGTCGAGCCGACCAGCGACGAGCTGCCGACGGGCGTGTTCGACTGGATCATGGTCGCGGGCGCGGCGTACTTCGTCACGCTCGGGCTGGCGGCGATGTTGCGGGCGGTGCTGCCGTGAGTCGCTCTCACAAGCCACCAGAACCCGTCGACTTCTTTGTTACACAGTGGTGGCGCTCGCGCGGCGAGGTCGCATTGACCGGCTTCGTCGAGGACGGGCGCTTCAGCAACTGGACGTGTTACCGCGAGCTTGGCGATCGGCCCTTCTCTGGCCGCATCGGATATTCGGCGTTCGCGACGCGTGACGAAGCAAGGGCGGCCATCCGCAAGAAGGCCGCCGCCGCAGTGAAGACGATGCGCAAGGAATTGGCGCGCATCGAGGCGATCGCCAACGGAGACGCGTCGTGAGCGAATTCATGCAGCTCAAGGCCGACCCGCGCCTCGTCGCCGCCCAGGCCCGCCAGCGCGCGAACGAGGCGACCGACTACGTCCGCGACCTCCGCCGCCTTCTCGGCCAGGCGATGCGCGACGAGGCCGACGCGCAGAAGGTCGCGCGCGAGCTCGAACAGGCGGCTGCGCGATGAAACGCCCGCTGAAGGGGCGCGCTAACATCACGCTGGTCGTCGTCGACCACGAGTCGCGCATAAAGATCGAGATCGCCGACTGCGATCGTGAGGCGGCCATGCGCGTACTGCGCGCCGGTCGCGAGGAGATGCAGCGCGATCAGAACCGCGGGTCGGCTCGCAAGGTTCGCCCGTGACGTTCCTCCTCAACGCGCTCGTCGACAAGTGGAAGCAGCAGGACGCTCTCGGCTTCGCGGCCGACGCGCGCGACCTCGCCATCGGGTGCGGCGTGGTCGGCATCTACTCGCTCGCGCTGGCCGGCGCGGCGATCGCCGGGGTGGCCGTGGCGCTTCCGGTTGCGCTCGTCGAGTGCGTGGGTGAGATGACGGAGTGGCGGGAGCGGGGACGATGATTGGCTCGCTGTTCTCCGGCATCGGCGGCATTGAGATGGGGCTGGAGCTCTGTGGTCTCGGTCCGGTGCTCTGGCAATGCGACAGTGACCAGCACGCGCGCGCAGTGCTCGCGACGCACTGGCCGTTGGTCTACCGCTACAACGACGTGAGGGAAATCGATGAAACCGCCGAGCGCCCCGAGATTATCTGCGGCGGCTTCCCCTGCCAAGACATCAGCCTCGCTGGCAAAGGTGCCGGAATCGACGGCGCGAGGTCCGGGCTCTGGTCCGAGTACGCTCGCATCGTTCGCGCGCTTCGACCCGCTGTCGTCTTCGTGGAAAACGTCGCAGCTCTTGTTAACCGAGGGCTCGACCGTGTTCTCGGGGATTTGGCCGCGCTCGGGTTCGATGCGGAATGGGATGTGTTTCGAGCGTCCGATGTCGGCGCGCCCCATCGACGAGAGCGACTCTTCCTGCTGGCCTACACCGACCGCGAGCGAGTACGGCAGCTCTCAGAACGGAGATCATGGCGTGGGGCGGGAGAACGAGAGGCCGAGCGCGAACACGCCGAGCCTCTTCACGATCGCGCGGCGCTGGCCAACGCCGACAGCCTCATGCGCGACGGACGGGGACGCGAACCGCGGCGGGAGCAGATCGGCGGAACTTCTGTTGACGGGAATGGCGCGCCACACGGTAGCCCAATGGCCGACACCCTGCGCCGCGGACTCGGGGCGGGCGAGCGGGACGTTTGCGCGAGGCAACCTGATCTTGACGGGCGCAGCGAAGGCGTGGCCGACGCCAACAGCGCGCGACGCGAAGGGCTGCGGCGCGGAAAACCATCCAGAGCACGGCGGCCCGACCTTGCCGAACTTCGTGCGCGAGATGTGGCCGACACCAACAGCAACGGACGCGAAAGCATCGGGGGTGGCGGCATACTCGACGGAGAGCGGTCGGCATGCCGGGACGACATTGACCGACGCCACGGTGCGCACCGTTTCCCGCCTGGTCCCGCCGCGATCGCCGGATGGGATGGTCCTCAACCCGCGGTTCGTCGAGGCGATGATGGGGTTTCCGGACGGTCACACCGCCTGCGACTTCTCGGCAATTCGGTCGTCCCCCAGCAAGCCGCGCTCGCCTGGCGGACGCTGACGGCGCGCATCGCGAAAGCGAGGGCCGCATGACCCGCCACGCCCCCGCCGTACTCGAGGCGTTCGACACCTTCTGCACCATCGTCGATCGCGACAAGTCCATCCCCGTCGATGAGCGCATGAAACACGCCTTGGCCGAGATCCTCGCGCCCAAGCACGAGTTGCTGCGTCGGCGCGCCGAGACCATCGCGCAACCCATCGCCGAACGTCACGGCGTGACCGTCACGGCGATCTTCGGCCCGAGTCGGCGCCGGCACGTCACGGCCGCGCGCGACGCGCTCTGCGCCGAGCTGGTTGGGCGCGAGTGGACGCACACGGACGTCGGGCGCGTGCTGGGGATTGGGCGCACGTCGGCGATGAGGGCGGCGGTGCGGGGGGTGCGGGCGGAAACGGCGAAGGAAGGGAAGCGGGCACATGGGTAAGACGGTGATTGAAGACGTTGCGCCGTGTTCTGCGGCCGACTGCAACGGGACCTCCGATGTCTTCTGCAGCGAGTGCGGTGCGCCCGTCTGCGGAGCGTGCTCTCAGCGCGAAGCGATCGGATGCTGCATCGTCTCGGGCAAGCCCGACGACCGCAAGGAATGGAAGCGGCGCGCGGAGGCTGCGGAGGCGCTCCTCAACGCGCCCGAGATCGTCGACTTCGTGCGCGCCGTGCAACTTGAAGCCGCTCACCAGCGCGCCCGTTGGGGCAGCGACCATGACGCCGGAAAGACCGACGCCGACTGGTTCTGGCTGTTGGGCTACCTCGGTGGCAAGGCGCTGCGCGCCGACGACGGCATCGAGAAGCAGCTCCACAGAATCATCACGGTCGCAGCCGCGGCTTGCAACTGGCACGCAGCGAAGCTGGGGCAGACGAACATGCGGCCGGGCATCGATACGCCGAAGGGGCCAGGACCCGACGGCTTCGATATGTCGGTGCGGAAGAACAACGGAAAGGAGCCGGTGTTCAAGTGACATCCAACCTACGCCTCCTCGCCGCAATCGCCCTGCTCCTCGTGTGCGCCGTGTGCGCGGTGTTCGGCAGCGCGTGCCACCGCGGGCTCGCGCAGTGGACGGGCGAATGCGTCGCGTTGCTGGCGGGCGCGGGGGTTTCGTTGGCGGGGGCGATTTTCTTGATCAGCAGGGAGAGCGCGTGAGCTGGGATTTGCGCTGCGCCGACAATGCCGGTCCCGAGGGACTATCTGCGCTGGCGGACAAGAGCGTTGACGTGATCGCGACAGACCCGCCTTACTCGGACCATGTTCACGCAAAGTCGCGGCGTGGTCTTACCCAAGACAATCGCGCCGGCGCGACCGGAGAAATCAGCGCCCACCGAGAACTCGGGTTCGACGCGATCACCGTCGACCAGATGGAGGCATGCGCGGATCAGTTCGTTCGGCTTGCCCGTCGCTGGGTGCTCGTTTTCTGCGATATGGAGTCGGCGCATCTCTGGCGCGGGGCCCTAACGTCGGCAGGTCTCGAATACCTCCGCACCTGCGCATGGCACAAGATCGGCGGCGCACCGCAATTCACGGGCGACCGCCCGGCCGTCTGGGGAGAGGCGATTGTGTGCGCGCATCAACCAGGCCGAAAGCGTTGGAACGGCGGCGGGAAACAAGGCCTGTACTCGTTCCCAACGGCGATTGACCGCGACCGCAGTGGTCTCGATATCCGCATGCACACGACCCAGAAGCCGGTCGCGCTCATGGAGGCGCTCATACTCGACTTCACCGACCCAGGCGAGACGATCCTTGACGCCTACGCGGGCAGCGGAACGACCGGCGTGGCGGCGATTCGGCTGGGGCGCTCCTTCGTCGGATTCGAGAAGGACGCCGAGATGGCCACCAAAGCGCGTGCGCGGCTCGCCAGCACGCGAGAGCTGCCAACCGGGTATCACGGCGCCAGAGCGCAAGGGGCGTTGCTGTGAGCGCGCTCAGCATCGCCCGCACGGCGCACTCCGGGAGGGGGACGTAGAGATGGCGCTCAATTACAAGACGCGCTACGAGATTTTGAAGCGCGACCACTACATGTGCCCTTATTGCGGCGGCAGGCCGCCGGCGGTCGAGCTCCAGGTCGACCACGCCATATCGCGCGCCAACGGTGGCACCGATCATCCAAGCAACCTGATCACCGCGTGCGTTCCATGCAACCAGGGCAAAAAGGCCGGCAACGTAGCCAGCTGCCGTTTCTGCGTTAGGCCGCTGTGCCGCGGACCGCAAGATCCCAGGGACGCACTGGAATCAGGCTGCGGTTGCACGTGTCACATGTGCGTTCGCTGCATGTCGGCTCGTTGCCCTGGAGCGCAGCTGGGCGGCATCTGCACTGACCCGGCGACGACCGTTCACGAAGAAGAGATGTTTCACGACGTCTCGGTCGAAGAGGGGTTCACGTTCTGATGCTCTGCCCGGAATGCTCAAGCCGCATGTCGGTGATCAAGACGATGGTTGTTCCTTCTCGGACTCTTAGGCTCACGGAGTGCGCGTGTGGGGTGCGCGCCGAAACGGAGGAAAAGGTAATTCGGCGGTTGCCCATGCTACCGGCAACCGTTCGGCAACCGCCTGGCAACGGGCCGAACGACGCCGGCAACCATTCGGCGAATGAAAACCAGACTCTCTTTCTGGATCAGATCCGATCTGATCCGGACCCCCTCTCAGATCTCCGGTTGGATCACTCCCAAGAGGTTGATCGCGCGAAAGATGAGTACGAACAAGACTTTTTGACGTTTTGGGCGGGCATTGAGCCGATTGGTCGCCGGAAGGGCGACAAGGCTGAGGCGCAGAAGGTGTGGCGAAAAAAGAGGCGCCCGAATTCGGCGATTCTGATCGCCGGTTGGCTTCGGTACCGAATTTCGTGTGGCGAAGGGTTCACGATGGACGCCGACCGCTGGCTGCGCGGTGACGGGTGGCTGAAGGAATGGGAGGCGGCGCCGGCGTCGAAGCGACACGTCAACGGGACCTCTTTCGACTACCCGAAGATGAAGCCGATCCCGCCTGGCGTCGCCCCGCCCCCGAGGCCGCGCCCATGAGCGCCCAACTTCACGCGGTCCCCGCCGCGGCCGCGATCCGCGAGCCCCCCGCATCGAAGGACTCAGAGATGGCCGTACTCGGCGCCGTCCTGCTCTACCCGTACCTCCTGACCGAGCTCGCCGACACGCGCGTCGACGACTTCATGTTTCCCGTGCACCGCGACGTCCTGGAGGCCATGCGCGCGGTCGAGGCGGTCGACTCGATCACCGTGTTCGACGAGATGGACCGGCGCGGCGTGGCGAAGCGGCTCGAGGGCGGTATCGCCTACCTTGGCGAGCTCGCGAGCCGCGGCAGCGACATCATGTTCCCGCACCACCTCGGCATCGTGCACGAGAAGGCGCTGGCCCGCCGGCTGATTCAGACGTGCCTGGAGACCGCGTCCCGCGCGTATGGCGGCGCGCTGGTGTCGGAGATCCTGCCCGACCATCGGGCCAACATCGCCGGGCTCGAGCTCGACGGCAAAGAGGGCGGCCCGCTCAGCTTCGGAGAGACCATCGACGCCGCGCTCGACCACATCGAGGCGAAGGCGACCGACCCGGGACGGTACGCGGTCAGCACGGGCCTGGCCGACTTCGACCACCAGATCGGCGGCCTGCGCGCGGGGAACCTGATCATCGTCGCCGGCCTGCCGGGGCAGGGTAAGACGTCATGGGCCGAGAACGTCGCGGTGCACAACGGCGCAGCGCAGGTGCCGGTCCTGATCTTCTCACTCGAGATGAAGCGGCAAGAACTGCTCGAGCGCGCGCTGTCGGCGCAGTCCGGGATCGACGGCCGCAACATTGTCTCGGCGCAGCTCGGGAAGCGCGATTGGGAGCTACTCCACGACGCCGGAGCCGAGCTCAGAAAGGCGTTCGTGTGGATCGACGACCGGAAGCTCAGCACGTCGCGAATCTGCTCTGAGGCGATGCGCTGGCGCGAGAAGACGCGACGGCTCAAGGCGAAGGCCGGCGGCAAGACAGACGACCGCGCGCTCGTGATCGTCGACTACCTCGGGCTGGTGCGCGCCGACCGGCATGGCGAGAACCGCAATCTCGAGGTTGCGGCGATGAGCGCGGCGTTCAAGGCGCTGGCCGGCGATCTCGACTGCCCGGTGATGGTGCTCTCGCAGTTGAACCGGGCGAGCGCTAAGGACAAGCGCAAGCCGATCCCGTCTGACCTCCGCGACTCGGGCGCGATCGAGGCGGACGCCGACATGATCGTCTTCCCCTGGCGACCAGAGCCCGAGGAGGGCGACAAGCGAATCCCGCCCGAGTACGTCGACGCGACCATCATCGTTGCCAAGCATCGTAACGGGCCGATCGGTGAGGTCGACGTGAAGTTCAGACCGTCCACGACGCAGTTTCTCGATCGCGATCACGACCGCTGGCAACGCGGTCCTAACGACTTTCCGAAACATTTCACCGACGAGGCATGAACCAATGAACGATCACATCACGGCGGAGTTGCGCGGCTTGCTGCGCGGGGCGTTGGCGGCAGCCGAGAAGGCGCGCGAGATGGCGGCCGATACGAAGCGACCGATCGCGCTCAACGCGATCGGGAAGGCGGGGATCGCGTTGCTGGCTGCGGTGGCGCGTCTCGACGAAGAGGAGCGCGCGGCGGAGCAGGAAGGAAAGGCGGTGTCACAATGACGACCCCAACGACACAACCGGCGCAGGCCGGGCGAGAGAAGTGCGCGGCGCCCGAGTGGTGCGGGATGAAAGAGATTGGGCATGACCCGCGAGACAAGGCTTATTTCTCCGATGAGCGCGACAACATCGGTGTTGTCATTGACGGGCACATCTACTGCTCGCTTGATTGCCCAAGCCGCCTCCCTCCCATCGCCCCGCCCACCCCGGCCCCGGCGCGAGAGAGACGGGCAGGACAACGGTGGCGTAGTGGCCATACGCCGCCGATCGAGTTCGTCCTCGCCGAACGATTGGTCGACACGAACCTTGGATATTTACACGGACCAATGGAAACGTGGCTCTCTACCGATGGCCGCCGTTGGTACTTCGGGGAGATTGAACTCAGGGCGCTAACCCTCCTCTCCGACGCCCCCGCGACGTCCGAACCGGGGCGGGCGTGCGGCGTATGTGACGAGAAGACCGAGGAGCCATACCATTGCGGTGAGCCTGTTGATGAAGCAGCCCGTCCCGCGCAGGAAGCGACGAAGGCTTCGGTGTGCGTGGGGCTGGATGGCCATGTCTGCTCCGGTCCAGTTCTGCAACGCGCGGTAGGCGCGCACCGCGGATTTATGTGTGAGAAGTGGATGCTGCGAATCGAAAGCCGAGTTACCGACTTGACTAGGTTTGGGTATCGAACAACCGACATTCTGCGTGACCCGAAGATTCCCGAACGCCTTCCCCGTCCTCGCCTGATGCACTCGGCGATGTGGGCTGATGAAGCGAGCGACGTATGAAAACTGCTGCTGAATTCGTAGCTGCGTGCGGATGGCTGGATACGCCGCAGACCGTGGGCGCAATTGCTGCCCGCGATGCTGAGCACGCGGCTCTTTTTGCCAATGAACTGCAAAGGCACGCCACCGAATCCAAGGCCCGCGAGGAGGCGATGCAGGCGACGATTGGGCGGCTCGGCAAGGAGGTGATTGACCTGTCCGAAGAGCGCGACCGCCTCAAGGGCGAGCTGGCCGAGGCGCGGGACAGGGCGCGGATGATGAGCGAGCTGATTGCGCGCATCGAGTCGTCATACTTCGACTATCGCCATGCGCTCGCCGCCCCGTCGCCGGCCGAATCGACGCCCAAGATTCGCGACTCGCTCGCCGGGCAGATGCACGAGCCGTTGCGATTCCAGGACCTGGTCCAGCGCGTGGGGCCGTTGCCGACAACGCAACTGGCGGGAGCGGCCGAATCGACTGGCGTCGTAGGCATGCTCTGTGCGTTCTGCGACGGTCACGGCCGCGTTCCGCCGCTGCATAACTCGACGTGCAACCTTTGCCGCGGAACAGGATTGCAACAGCCTGCAGCCCCGCCCGACGACATCCGGGAACGCTTGGAGCGCATCGAGAAGTGGGCCGCGAAGGTAGAAGTGTTCCTGAAGCATGAGTTCAATCCAGTCGAGCCAGCCGCGCCAGCCGCGCCCCAGGAGCAGGCGGGGCATGCGTTCACGATGGTCGCCAAGCACGAGTACAACCGCGAACTCGACGCCTGCCAGTGCGGGCTGAGACGCGACAACCCAATCCACACCGGAGCCAAGCCATGAGCTGGGACGTGATGCCGCCACCACGCGAGGGCGAGGATTGTTCCTGCTGCCCGGAATGCAGTCAGCCTCCATGCGACCCAGCCTTGGCAGGCGGTGTCTGCAACCGCGAGTGCGTATGTGACCAGGACGAACCGCCCAGCGCGCAGGCTGAGTGCGAGTGCTCCGGGTGCCGCACGCTGATGGGGATTTGCTTCAACGTCCACGACCACACCGGAGCCAAGCCATGAGCCGCGAGGATGACTTCGCCGACAAGGACGAACCCTGGCCCACCCGCGCCGAGGCGCCGCAGGTGGAAGTTATCAGTTCAGGACCACCCGATCGCAGTCTCGCCGAAATCCTGCGAAACCCGCCGAGGCTGCACATGGAGGCGCCGCAAGGGGAGATATGCAACGTTTGCGACAGGCTAGGCCCCATGGCGTGTTCTGACCACGCAGCAGCGCAACCCGAGACGGTGGATGGGGGAAGGGTGCGGGAGATAGCGGAGCGCATCTACCGCGACGTCAAGCCGGGGAACGTATTCACAGATCTGATCGCTGCCATCCGCGCTGGTTTCGCCGCCGGCCGGGCCGCGGAGAACGAAGCGTGCGAGAAGCTGGCGCGTCAGCATGTTCCGGCCGACTACAACAAGGACTGGCAGGAGGCCTGCGAAGCGGTCGCCGACGCCATCGCCGCGCGACGCGGGGGCGGAAGATGAATACGCATCAGCGATGGGCGCGGAAGATGACGACCAAGCCGATGCCGCTGATTGCGGAAATCGAGCAGCAAGCAGCCGATCGCGAACGGATGCGAATCAGGAGAGTGCAGGCGGCAGTTCTGGGCGAGCTGCGCGCCGGCTGCGCCGTTCCTGATCAGGGGATGGCGAACGCTTACGTCATGGGCAAGCTGCACGAACTCGACGCTGCCACCCGTGCCCCACGGGCGAAACGGAGGCGGGGGAAGTGAGACTACGTATCGACGGCGTTCCGCGCACAGCCAAGAACTCGCAGCGCATCGCGATGAACAAGAAGACCGGTAAGCGGTTCATCATTGCGGGCAAGTCGGCTGGAACGTGGGGCGAGAGCGCGGTAGGGCAGCTCATGGAGCAATACGCCCACCTGAGGCATCGCGCGAAGGGAACGACCGGCTATTCGATTACCGAGGACGTTCACGTCAAGGCGCTAATTTACCGCGACCGCCGCACCGGCGACCTCGACAACTTCCAGCACGCAATTGGGGATGCGCTACAGAAGGCGGGCGTCATCAAGAACGACAAGCAGATCGAGAGCTGGGACGGCAGCCGCAAACTTATCGACCGCGAGAACCCCCGAGTCGAAATCGAAATCGAACCCTTCACCGAGTAACCGACGCAAAGGAGCAATCAATGGGCGAATCGAGACGCAATCCAATGTCCCCGGCATTCCGAGGCAAGTATCCAGACGAAGTAGAGCTCGCCGCGATCCGCGCCGTCCGCCACCCGACGCCCGAGTGGTTCGCCGAGCACCAAACGTGGGTCGAGGACAAGGTCGAACTACCTGAGGAACACACCCTCGTGTCGCTGATGCTCGTGATGAAGCGCATCGAGCCAAGTGCGCTATTCCCGGGCGACCCGTCGAAGTGGCCGGCGAGCGACGACGTGCCGCTCGGCCCGGTGCTGTTCCTCCAGCACGGCCCCAAGGGCGATGAGGCGCTCCCTGCGACGATGCCGCTCGCGCAGTTCCGCAAGCTGACGCCGATCGGCGGCGCGAAGGCGGCCGACAAGGAGACGCCCGTCATGCTCGAGGACGAGGTCTCGGTGACGGGAACATGAAGTTCTCCGATGCGCACCGCCTCGTTGCGTTCTGGAGGTCGGTTGTCATCGATGATCGCATCAAGGCGCTTGAGGCGAAGTTGACGCCGACCCAGATCACCGACGCCAAGAAGGCGGTGAAGCGGTGAGCGCCGAGCCCGCGCCCCGCCCGTCCATCGTCGTGCGCCCGATGGACCCGCGCACCGAGACGCCGTACGTAGCGGCCACCTCGGTCGACGCCATCGTCGAGACGCACGGTGGCCGGTTCGCGCGCCGCGACGTGTTCCGTGGGATCATGAGCCAGCTCATCGCCGGCGCTGAGACGAACGTGGCCATCTTCGACGACGATCCCGTCACGATCATGGGCTACGCGGTGTGGTCGGCTGACCGCACGCTCGAGTTGCTCTACTTGCGCGCGAGCCTGTCGCACACCAAGTGCCCGCCTGGTTGCCCAGGGTGCTCGCAGAGCACGTTTCATGGGCACGTCGGGCGCCGGGTCCACAAGGCGCTCGCCGTCGACTTCGCGCACGCACTGCTCGGCGCGACGTCGTTCGTCCGCATGCGCCGCAAGCCGCCGCAGGAATGGGCCTGGAACGCGGTCAAGGCGGGTGGATACGTGCCGTCGATCGTGCCGGAGGCTATATAGATGCCGCCGCAGACGTTCAAGTTCGCCGACCCGGGCGAGGCCTACAAATACGCGCCGGGCGATCTGGTCCTATTCGCCGCGAAGCTGAGCCGCTGGCGGCGGTTCTTGATGTGGGTGCGCCGCGGGTTCCGAAAGGCTCCCCCGCCGGCGGTGATGACGGTGGTCGGCGTGGACCACGCGACGGGGACGCTGACGATCGAGGACAGGAGCAACTGACGTGACCGAGATGGAAGCGCGCGGCAAAGCGCTGGAGACAATGGCGCTCGGCGGCTACGCGATGAACTGGCCGGGCCGGCTGGTCGTGAAGAGGCATCCACCGATCGGCGACGCCGTTGCAATCGCTGTCCGTGACCCAGGCGAGCCGTCGTTCACTGTGCGCGATTTGGGCCAGCCATGGCCGTTGACCTGCTGGAAGATCATGCTCCAACCGTATCTCGTCAGGTATCGCTGGCTCGATCCGAGCACCAGAAACGGGTACCGGGAGTCGGACCTGTTCGTCTACTCGCTCACCGACGCCGAGCGCGAGATGTTCATGCGTTTCTGCGGCGCGTGGGACGGGTTGCGCTGATGGCGCGCTTCGAGCGCAAGAAGCCGCTGCCGCCCCCGCCCCCCGCCGGCGAGCTCGCCCCAGTGCGCAAGGCGCTCGGCATCGTCGGCGTGCGCAAACTCGCGTGCTGGGTGCTCCAACAGCAGTTGGAATCATTCAAGAATCGCGTGATCACACCCGACGATCGCCAGTTCGTGATCGAAGCCGTGAAAGCGCTGGTCGCGGGCGAGAAGGTTGCGCGTCAGCCCGGGAAGAGTCTCGACACGCCTGGGCAGCCGTTGCCGGCGCTGGAGCCGAAGTCGTGAGCAGCAAACCGTCAGTTTGGGAGCGCGTTCGCCGCACGATGCCGGGCTATCAAGAACCGTTGCCGAATCCGCGCAAACGCGCGATTCGCCGAGACATTGCGAAGGAAGTGGCCGAGACGATCAAACACGAAAGGAAAGTCCGACCCGATACGACATAGCCGAACTGGGACCTGGTTGGCCACGTCGGGAAACGACCGCGGCCGGTGCGCCGTTGCAGCCCGATACGAGCCAGCAGGATGGAAAGCGGTAGCTGCTCGAAAGAGAGAGCCTGGGTGAGCTGTTGCAACCCAGGAGGGGACCTCTGCAACCAAACGACCGATACAATCAACCAAGGAGAGAACGATGCACGAAGAAGAGATGCCAGAGCCCGAGATGATGTTCGCCGTAGTCCAGCAAGGCACTCCCGCGTATCCGATTGCGATCTTTCAGACGGAGCGCGGCGCTTGGAATTGGCTGTTCATGAAGTACGGCGAGAACGACAACTTCACCGTGCTCCCGTTCCTGGTCTCAGCTGTGCCCGAATGACGCTAGGCCAGATACATCGAGCGTTCGCCCGTGGCGAGATTGACGCCGCCAAGGCGGCCGAACTGACAGCGGAGTTGCTCACGCTCACGCGCGTTCCGTGGTGGCTGCGGCTGCTGGATTGGTTGCTGGGCGCATGAGCCTGCTCAAACCGCGCGAGAAGCGCACGCCCAAGCCGGGACGAACTCAGGATAACTTATTCGGTCACCGGCTGACGATGTTCTGGGATCTCGACCAAGCGACGTGCGCGTACTGCGGTGAGGTCTATAGCGGGATCGTTCTGGAGATTGCCGCCGGCGCCGTCGACGAAGCCGCATCGCCGATCAAGGGCTGCCGAGTCGCGGCGAAGGTGGGCGTGTGACGGCGCTCCTCGTCATCGTCGCGGCCTTGGCAATCGGCTTCAGCGCTGACTGTCGTGCGGTAACCGGAAAGTGGCCGTGGTCCAGGCGCTTCGAGCCGCGTCGGCTCGCAGCTCCGCACCACTGGGGCGACACGGACGCCGAGATGCTCGCCGCCATGCGCGAGGTCGATGCAATCGCGACGGCGGTCGAGCCGTTCCTTCCGCCGGCGCCGCAGAAGACGTACGTCGAGGCGATCGTCGACTTCAATCGGTCGATCGCGACGCTCGTGGCCAGTTCGGTATCGCGTCGCCCGGTGTATTGCCTGATAGACGCGTGCCGCGGTTCGATGCGCCCGTTCCCAAACCTGCGCGTGTCGATCTGTGAGCGTTGCAACCGGCACGTAAACTGGGAGGCGCAAGACGCGCGCTGATGGCCTTTGACGGCAACAAAGTCCGCTCGGTCGCCGCGAAGATCCGAAAGGGCACGCTGCACGCCCAGACCGCAATCCGCACGCTCTTGTTCGCCCGCCAGCAGGAGCTCTTCGACTCGGCGTTCACGAACCGCCAGACCGCGGCGCTCGCCGGACGCCGCTCGGGCAAGACCTCGACGATCCTCGCCATCATCGCGCTAGCCGGCTTCTGCGGCTGGAACGTGCTCATCGTCTACCCGAACGCGAAGCAGGCGCGATCGAAGATGCTGGGCAAGTTTGTCCGCTTGGCCAAGCTTCTCGGCTTGCGCGTTCACACAAGGATGAGCGACGGCATCGTTGAGATCGGCCGCGGAGGCGGCACGCTCGAAATTGGCTCCGCCCACACACGCGACGCCATCGACTCCATCCGCGGCGACGGCATCCACTTAGCGATCATCGACGAGCCCGCGGCGATGGATGACGAGCTCTTGATCTACTTGATGGACGAGGTTGTCGGGCCGCAGTTGCTTGACCACGGCGGCCACTGGGTGATGACCGGAA